TAAAACATAAAATGTTCTAAGCCATTTGGCTGAACTTTGCAAAGTTTAATTTTATAGGAGCCAAGATGGCAACTCTTTCAGATATTGTTAATGTCAGCATTTCGCTGAATACAACCGGCGTAGAGCGGGCGGATTTCGGCACGCCCATGATCGTTGGTGGTCACATGGCCTTCACCAATCGCGTGCAAGCCTATACGCGATATGACGATGCAGTGGCGGCTAACTTGCCTGAGCCTATTCTGGGTGCCGTTGAGGCTGCATTCAGTCAGACGCCTCACCCGCGCCAGGTAAAAGTCGGTCGCCGTGCCGTGGCTACTGCCATCATTGATATTGTGGCTGTCAATCTGACGACCTACACAATCACGGTCGCCGGTACTTCTCCCGAGGTTTACACCTACACGTCAGACGCTACAGCTACCGCCGCCGAGATCGCAACTGCTTTGGCATTGGCTATCACTTCGGACACCAATGAGACTCTGACCGCTACCGCCATTGGCAATACCGTGCAACTGGCTTGGATTAGCCAATCCAACTTGCAATCTGTCACGCTGGGTTCTAACCTGTCGTGGGGCGCTATGACTACCGTAGACACTGTGGCAGTGGATATGGCTGCTATCGTCATGGAAGACAACGCATGGTATGGCTTGATTAGCTCTGACCGCACTAAGCAAGTGCAGCTTGATTTTGCGGCATGGACTGAGACTCAGAAAAAGCTATTTGGCTTTGCTTCTAGTGAGGCTGACATTCTTACGCCCGGTGTGTCTACTGACGTTATCAGCGTAGCTAAGGATACACGCTACTACCGCACCTATGCGGCCTATAGCGCCAATGCTTTGACTCAGTACCCTGATGCTGCATGGATGTCTGCGGTGTTCCCATTGCAGCCAGGTTCTGAAACATGGGCATTGAAAAAGCTAGGTGGAGTGACGCCCGATAAGCTGTCAGCTACCCAGCGCAGTACCATTCTTGGTAAGGGCGGCAACACTTTCGAGTATTACCAAACTCAGATCGCATTGACTAATCCCGGCAAGGTTGTCGCTGGCGAGTGGATTGACGTTATCCGGGGCCGCGATTGGCTGGAAGACTTGATTCAGACCAATATGACCATGCTGATTATCAATCGCGCCAAGGTGCCTTACACCGATGCCGGTATCCAGTTGTGCGTCACTAACCTGCGTAAGTCTTTGCAGCAAGGCGTGACCGTTGGCTATATCGCTCCTGACGAAGTGGATGAAAACGGTAAGACTGTACCGGGGTTCACTATTACCGCGCCATTGTCGCAAAGCGTTGACCCACTGGTTAAGGCTTCGCGGGTTTTGACGCTGGAGTTTAGCGCCCGTCTGGCTGGTGCACTGCATGTTATTAACATTGCAGGAAGTGTAGGTTATGAGTTACAATAACTCATAATGAAAACATCCACAAAATCACAAGTAAAGCCAATAAGTATTTACAAGGTCACAAATAAAGTGAACGGTAAGTGCTACATAGGTCAAACTTGTGGTTCTGTGGATAGACGTTTTTCACAGCATTGCTACGATGCAAATAAAAATAAAAAGAAAAACCCATTCCATTCAGCAATACGAAAATACGGGAAAGAAAACTTTAGTCATGATTTGATATTGGTTTGTAACGATGCAATGTCAAATTATTATGAAAATGCAATCATGAATTTATATGATTCTCATATATCAAATGGCAAAGGCTATAACGCTGCTATGCCATTAGATCATTTTAGAAGCATATCAACGAGTGCATTTTGCGAAGAGCATGGAAATGCAAAACTTACAAATTATGATGTTAAATCAATCATAGATGATGTGACTCTATCAACTTCATGTGCAGCAAAAAAATATAATGTATCTACTGGGACGATTAAAAAAATTAGATACGGTGACGCATGGGGAAGAGTTGGAATTCAAAAAAAACCAGTTGGAAGTTACAAGAAAAACAATAAAAGCGGGGAAGACCATCATGCTTGCGTAATAAGTGATGAAATTAGAATTATCATAAAAAATGACTTCACAACAAATACATCTACGCTCGCAAAGAGATACGGCATTGATAAATCAAATGTTTCTTCAATTCGCGGAGCGCAAAAAAGCATTGCAAAACTTCGTGTAATTAGCGATGATGTAGCTCAATATGCACTTGATAACCCAGAAGTTGCAAATAGTGTTTTATCTAAAAAATTAAACATAAGCGGAGCTACCATAAGCAGGATAAAAACAGGAAAGCAATTTCCTCATCTTGTTTCAAGTGCAACGCAAGATCAATGGGATATTTTCTTTTTGAAACAAAAGAAAGCAACTGGTAAACTTTTTAAGGACTAACATAATGGCAACCTCTACATACGACCCAAGCAAACTCACCGTGATTGTCGGTGGCGTTATCGTCACTGGTTTCAGTGATGGCGACTTTATTACTGCTAAACGTGACGAAGACCTGTATATGAAGCGCGTTGGCGCTGACGGCCACGTCGCCCGCGCTCGAAACGGTAACAAGTCCGGCACTATTGAAATCAAGTTACTGCAAAGCTCGCCAGCCGTCACCGAGTTGTCGGCGCTGGTGGCGCTTGATAACTTCCTATTTGATGGCGACATTCTTATCCCTATCAGCATCGTTTCACCTGGAGATGGTGCTGAATTGGTAGGCGCTACTCAAGCATGGCTTAAAACACCGCCTGAAATGGTATTCGGCAAAGAAGTCGGCGAACGATCTTTTGTCTTTGATTGCGCAGACTTGAAAATGTCAATTGGTGGCGCTTGATTACCATATAATCTAGCCAACACGGCCCCGGACAGTTAACTCTGTGCCGGGGTTTTTCTTTGGTAGAATGAAAGTCACTTTAACCAACTTGGGATGAAAATGACTTACCAATCTATCGAGCAAGAGATTCAAGCCAAAGGGAAAACGGCTGCGCGAGTTACTCCAGATGACATTAAAAACAACATTGCAGGTGAGTATTATTTCAATGCCGGAGATGCGGCGTTTCCTTTCGATGTTATTTCAGAATTGAATTTTGTAAAATATGAAAGCCTAACACTTTTGACATTCTGCGTCATTGTCCTGAAAAACGGATTCACTGTAACCGGTGAATCAGCCTGCGCTTCGCCTGAAAACTTTGATGCTGAAATTGGCCGCAAGATCGCACGCGAAAACGCAGTGCAAAAAATCTGGCCTTTGATGGGCTACGAACTGCGCTCTAAATTGGCAGGTAAATAACCATGCAAGCTGAAACTATCATCATCGGCCAGTCTGAATATACGGCCATGAAAATGAATGCCTTTGAGGCTAACCGTATTTTGTTGCGACTGAATAAAATCATTCTGCCTGTTATTGGCGGGTTGACAAAAGGCAAGCAAGGAGGCTCGGTTAACTTGCTTGACGCTGATTTGAGCGAGGCCACCGGCATCATTGCCGAGAATCTAACTGAAGAAGTAATGGATACGATTGTTTTTCCGATGTTCACCCAGTCTCGGGTTTACTTTGGAGAAAAGAAAGTATTCATTAAAGACGGTATGAGCGTTAACCAGTGCTTCACTGCTGATAACCTGTTTGATCTTTACGAATTGATTTGGGAGGTTCTGAAACTTAATTTTTCAGCTTTTTTCGCCAAGACGGCGGGCCGCTTTGGGAGCCTAACCGCCGGGGCTCAAATGGCGAAAAGCCCCCCGGTAAATTAAGAGAAGACTTGGAGCAAGAGTTATGGATATGGCGTCCGATTCTTGCTCGCAAGGTTTCTCTGTCAGAGGTTAAATCAGGTATGTGCAGCGTCGATGATTTGATGCGTTTGAATGCCTTACTTGATATGACTTCTGACTATGAAAATCAGGCTATGGCTAAAAAAGACTGAGGCGGGTAAAATAGATTTATGAATACCAATGTAGAAAATAACCAGTTTTATGTGTACGAACATCGCACGCTTGATACTGGTCGAATTTTTTACATTGGAAAAGGCCATGGATATCGCGCCACTGCAAAAACTGGACGCAACCGTTACTGGAAAAACATCGTAGCGAAGCACGGATATTCTGTTCGGTTCATTGAAAAAAATATGAGCGAATCGTCGGCTTTTGACTTGGAAGTGGCTGCAATTGATTTTTGTCGTTGGGCTGGCGCTAAGTTGGCAAATGTTACCGATGGTGGCGATGGAACTTCTGGATTGGTTTGGACTGAGGATCGGCGGGAAAAAATGAATGTCGCATTCAATAGCGAAAAATTCAAAGACGCCGTTTCAGCAAAGACAAAAGAACGATGGTCTGATCCTGAATACAAACAGCGAGTTTCTGATGCCATAAAAGCTGCTCATACAACTCCAGAAGCTCACGAATTGCTATCAGCAAGAAGTAAGAAATTTTGGAAAAATCCAGAATATATTGCAAAAGCTTCTGAGACAAGAAAACTTGCATGGCAGTCTGAATCTAGAAAAGAAAATGCATCATTAAAAATAGCAAATAGCTGGGCAAATGATGCGATTAGAGCTAAGCGAATGGTTGGAATAATGGCAAGTTTAAGCACTCCAGAACTAAGAATGAAGTCGGCCGCTTCAATGCATACGCCAGAAGCAATTGCAAACAATCGCGCCGCCATTGCCAAAGCATTTGCAGAAGACCCGGAAAAGCGAAAACGCCAGCAAGATGCATCGCAAGCTGCGTTTAAGCGTCCTGAAGTTATTGCAAAAAAAGCGGCATCAATTGCAGCATTCCATGAAAAACGTAGAAAATGGATTGCTGATAATAATTACATTGGGTTTGCAAACAAGGTAACGAAAAAAATTATGGAGTCAATGTAATGGCGACGGTGCGCGAGCTTACGACGAAGTTCCTGTTCAATGTCGATCAATCCGGCATGAACAAGGTCGAAGGCAGCATTAACCGCTTATCCGGTATGCTGTCTGGCCTTGCTGCGTTTGCATCTTTGCGGGCGCTTGCTGGCGTGGCTGACTCCATGCAGTCGCTGGAGGCTCGGATTGGGATGCTGCCACAAACCATTGGAAATGTCGGCGATGCGTTTAATGAGGTATCAAAAAACGCCAGTGATAACAGGCAGTCAATTGAGGCTTATGGCGCGTTTTATACTAAGGTTGGAAACGCGGCAAAAGGATTGATTAAAGATCAATCTGAGCTATTGCAAGTCACAAATACTATTAGTCAGGCGCTTGTCGTTGGTGGAGCCAACACGATGGAGGCCCAGTCTGCAATGTTGCAGTTCGGGCAGGCACTTGGTTCTGGCGTGCTTCAGGGAGATGAATTTCGAAGCATGGCAGAAGCTGCGCCACAATACCTAGATGCTCTTGCAGAGGCAATGGGATACCCGCGTGAGCAATTGAAGAAGATGGCTAGCGATGGAAAGCTGACATCAAAGGCGGTGATTGAGGCTACCCTGAAAATGTCTAGCATGTTTCAGGAAAAGTTTCGCCAAATGCCAATGACTATTGGACAGGCAACCACGATCATCGGAAACAAGTTTTCGACCATGATTGCAAAGCTAAACCGAGAATCTCAAGTTGTAACCAAGGTTGCAAACTTCCTTTTGAATGGGTTTGATCGCATTGAAAGTGGCGCAAAGTCATTCATTGAGTTCGTAGGCGGTAGCTCAAACGCGCTTAAAGCCTTTGGTATTGCATTGGCTGCAATACTTGGACCAATGGCATTGGGTGGACTTATTAGCTTGCTTGGCATGGTGTTTTCAGTCGCTGGCGTGGTTGTTGGTGGGCTTGTTTTGCTTGGCCTAGCCATAGATGATATTGTCACTTACTTGGATGGCGGTCAGTCTGTATTTGGTAGTTTTGTCCAGTGGCTTAAAGATGGCTCTATTGGAGCATCGGCTCTTGAAGCTGTGATGGTTACGCTATCCGCTGCATTCGCAGTTTGGGGGGTTACTGCGGTGACGGCTTGGGGCTCAGCGGCTGCGGCTGCGCTTGCTGGTGGTGCATCAATGGCTCTAGCATGGATATTGGCCATGGGGCCTATGGCGCTTGTTTATGTTGGCATAGCGGCAGTTAGTACGGCTGTTTTCCTACTCTGGAATAACTGGGACAAAGTAATGGGATGGATGGGCGAAAAGGTAAAGTGGGTTATTGATAAAGCCAAGGCGCTTGGTCAATTCTTTGGCATCGGTACTGGCGCTGGGCCAACTACGCCAAACGTTGCGCCTTCTGCTGTTGCCCAGTCGGCTGCGGCTGGCGGAAACACAAACGTGACTTCTAACCAGACTGTAAATCTAACCGTGCCACCGGGAACATCAGAATCACAACAATCTTTCTTAAAAACATCGGCTGGAGTTCTTAAGGGTGAAGGCGTGGATAAGAAGATGGCCCGTGACCTAGCGACTGGAGGTTGGTAATGATTGGTTTTTACTACGGCGGGCCTAATGCGAGTACCAAAGTCTTTGGAGGCATTGCTTCGCTTGACTTTGATGCCACGCTTGACGAGTTGCACGAATGGAAAAATGAAGTAACTCAAAACCCAGTTGAGACTGGTTCGCCAATTACTGACCACATCATAGAAAAGCCTGACAAGCTGCGGCTACAAGGCGTGATAACAAACAGCCCTTTGCGCGGGGAGTTCGCCGGTCAATACTTCGGTGGCGATACGCAGTCACCACGCATTCAAACGGCTTTTGATGCCATTCGTGAGCTTCATAAGTCGCGTGATGTTGTCGTGGTTTACACCAAGCACGCCATCTATACAGATATGGCGATTGAATCAGTTTCAATCCCGCGTAATGCTCAGATAGGCGAAGAAGTTCAGTTTACGATGGATCTGGTTAATATACGTTTGGTTAGCACTCAAATGGTTACTTTGCCACCAGGCATTAGCACCAAGAAAGAGGCCAAAGCTGGCGGAAGTGCTGGGAAAACAGCAAAGAAGGCAGAACCACAAAAATCGGCAGGGCAGAAGGCGTTAGATCAGAATTACAAGACGCGCGCAAATACCGGTAGTTCAAGCTTGCTTTCAAATATTTTGAAATAATATGATCTTAGCTGAAATACCACTATTGCCAGATACAACCGACCAACTACTAGACGTAGTTCTATCGGATAACCCATACACGTTACGCGTTCTTTGGAATGAGATAGGCGGTTACTTTAGCCTGTCTATTTACGAGCGGGAAGGCGCTGTCATTCTTGAAAACGTAAAGATGGTGAAAAACTATCCTCTGATTGGCCGGTTTAAAGACGATCGTCTGCCAGTTGGTGAGCTGTTTTTTATTGACAATAAAAATAAGAACGAGCGTGCGCTTTACACGTCTATTGGAACTGGTGATTATTCACTGGTTTATTTTGTTCCTGACGTTGTTGCAGCCATTGAATCCGTGGTTGTGACCGCTGTGGCGGCTGTTAGCGGCAGCCTGTGGGATAGCGGGTTATCCGTGTGGGACGGTGGTTCTAGCGTTTGGGATATGTAAATGGCTCTATTTGACCGAGTAGCATCCATAACAGTTGGCAATCCTAATGGTAAAGCCATTGAGATACGTGACTTGCGTTTTGCGTTTTCCATTGAAAAAGGAAGTGGTGAAAACCCGAATTCTTGCACTTGCCGGGTTTACAACTTAAACCCAGACTCGCGGGCTTTGGTTGAAACGGTTAACAGCGTTATTATTCTCAAGGCTGGCTATAAACGCGATGTTGGCGAGTTGACTATTTTCACCGGTACAGTGACGCGAGCTATCACCAAGCGCGAAGGTGCGGACCTTATAACCGAGCTTGAAATGTCAGATAGCGGGCTTGAGTACCGGGATAAGAAGACTTCGTTTAGCTTCGCACCTGGCGTATCGGCTGGCCAAGTATTGAGTAACATTGCCGCTACGTTTGGACTGCCTGTTAGGCCATTACCAACCGAGATAACGCAGAAACAATACCCTGATGGCTTCGCTTTCGTTGGTCGCTCACGCGAGGCTATGGCTAAGGCTTGCGAATATTTGGGGCTTGAGTGGTCACTTCAAAACCGTGAAGTTCAGATTCTGAAAAAAGGCAAAGCTGTTGCCATGCAAGCGTTTGTTTTGTCGCCTGACACCGGTTTGATTGGCTCACCTGAAAAAGAGCATAAGACTCTGGGTGAAAAGGCGGCAGCTAAAAAAGGAATAACCGAGAAACAAAAAGGCGTAAGGGCGACATTTGCAACTGGTGACGCTGGCGACAAAGAAAAGAAACTAGAAGTCCAAGGCTATAAAGTTAAGACGCTTTTACAGCCTACCATGCAGCCCGGTGGATATGTTCGCTTAGATACTAAGTCGATTAAGTCTGAATTTTTTCGCATAGAAGCCGTAACAAGCGTTGGAGACACCCACGGTAGCGAGTGGTTTTCTGAACTTACGCTGCGTTACGTTTGAAATATCTTTTTCAAGATAGTAAAAGATATTTGGTGCGAAGGACTGGAATCGAACCAGCACCTTATGAATTATGAGTTCACGGCACTAACCGTTATGCTACCTTCGCTGAATTGGTGGGGTGGCCGGTACTGAACATCCGGCATAACACAGAGCATATCCACAATCAGGAAGAGAGCGGCGCAGCGTGTGTCAGCTTTCCTTTTCTTTGCGTATCAGCCTACGCATTCACCCCATAAAAGTTAACAACTTTGCACCCCCATAAAGCAGGGTTTTGAGTGCCCTTACAAATGCCTGTAAGTTTTGCACCGGGGCTGAACCGTATGCGTGCAAAGTTGTCAAGTAACAAGACTAACTAGGTGCGACATCTTGGGCGCTATCCCAAAACTCAATGCGCGTCACCTTGGCGTCGATACAGATAACTTTTGTCAGTTAATCTTGTTGCTTGATAACTCTAATTAACAGGCTTGCACTTGCATAAAGCTGCATTTTCCATAGTGCTTAAATTCTTCCATGCTCCGTGGCTAATTACGTCGCTGCAAGCCTGTTAAATTGTTGATGGTGGCCGGTGCTGATCTCCGGCTTGCTGACGGCATATTCAGCAGCATACCCGCAGTGTATCTTTCGACCAACCGCCGCGCATCAGCCTGCGCATTCACCATCATAAAATAACCCTGTGCGCTCCACCGGTATCCACCAGCAGCAAGGCTATTTTATGATGGCGCCGTCTCTCCGGCTGTCACGTAAGTTTTGCTATCCTGCGCTCTACGTTAACGCACTGTGTCAGCCAATATTCCCAGATAGCCTAGTACTCCGTAAATTCGCTCACGGCGCTATGATGTAGCAGCGCTACTACCATCAAGAAAGTGATCTTGCTCATTGCTACTAGTAAACTTGCTACACATCCAATGCCAAAGACATATCTGTAACCGTTCCATCTTTCGCTAAGTAGATCACTTTCTTGATAGTCCCCGTCTTTCCGGGGTGTCAGATAGCACACTATCAAGCTGTTTTAGGTCCATGTGACACCTAACTGTTTCGTCAGTACCGCCTTAATACGCCAAGTTGTTTAACCGTGCTCTTGGTCACGCCTGCTTATTTACGCGTTTGAAGTCGCTGATCTGAGCAAGTGAATAATCCCCACTTGTCTGAATCATACACCAAGACAACCACTATTTTTACTAGGGGTTTTCACCAATAGACAAATACCGTAAAATGTGATTAATGGCTGAACAAATTGATTTCGTTGATGCTTTACGCAAACTGATTGACTCGAAAACGGGCGAGATAAACACGTCCCTTCCGGGTGTTATCGTTGGTTACGCCAATGGTCGCGCCAGTGTGCAGCCTACGCCTAGCAAGCGGTATGCTGATGGTGACGTTTTGCCGTTTCCAATTTTGCAGAATGTGCGCGTGTGCTGGCCTAGCTTCGCTGGCGGCATGGCTGGCGTCAAAGGGCCAGTCCTGCCGGGTGACAAGTGCCTGATTGTGTTCGCACAGCAAGCGGTTGACGGAACAGACGATATGCGCCGGTTTGACATTTCAGACGCTTACGTCATACCCTGTGATCTTGGCGCGGCTGGCGCTGGGGATAGTGGAAACAATGCTGATTTAACGGTGTTCTACGGGCCTGGGTCGATTCGGATTAGCTCAGGTGGTGCAGTTACCATTACTGCGCCTGGTGGCGTTACCGTTGATACGCCACAAACAACCAACACCGGGGCACTGACGACTCAAGGCTTGCTGACGTATGCGGCTGGCATGGCTGGTTCTGGTGGTGGCGCAGGCACTTCGATCAGTGGCTCAATTATCCAAACTGGAGGCGTTATGTCATCCAATGGCATTGTGCTTGCAACTCACGCTCACAGCGGTGTTCAGTCTGGTCCAAGCAACACAGGGGCACCGGTATGATTGATCTATCTCTAGACCCATTGACGCATGATTTATATCTTACCAACAATGATCTTGTTTTACTTGATGGCGCTGAGCGGGTGCGTCAGCACTTGGCTATTAAGCTCAAACTTTGGCAAGGCGAGTGGTTTCTTGATACTGAGTTTGGCACTCCGTACACCGCTGAAATTCTAGGTAAGCAGATTAGCCTAGCTGGGTCTGTTGCCGCGATTAAAGCGTCAATCATGGCGGTAGATGGCGTGCAAAGTATCACGCGGTTTACATTTGATTTCAATCGGTCAGCTCGCGCTTTAAATGTTGAGTTTGATGTTCAAACACCTTACGGATTAATCACTTATGCCACTTAATACAACGGGCTTTGAACGTGCTAGATTAGCCGACATAAAAGCTGATTTCGATCAACGGTTTACGGATGCTCTAGGGCCTGTAAACACGTCACCTGACGCTGTTGTTGGTCAAATGATTGGCATCTTTGCTGCGGCTCTTGACGACATTCAAGAGACGCTTCAGGATGTATATGATTCCATGTATCCATTCAGCGCCGAAGGAGCGAGCCTAGACGGAGCCGTGGCGTTTGTTGGATTGGAGCGTCTGGGCTCTAGTGCCACGACTGTAACGGCTTGCGTTTATGGCTCTGAGTCAACACTGTTGCCATCTGGCGTGCTTACGCGCTCAGGCACCAAGCAATACGCTACTACTTCGGATGTGGTGATTAGTAGGGCAAATGCTTTAGACGTTGAAATTGAAGTTACAACGGTTATCAATGCAACGTCTTACCAGATCATCGCTGGCGGCGTTTTGGCAGCTTATACGAGCGATGCTAGTGCCACGGCTGGAGAGATTGCTATGGGACTTTCGGCTGCATTTAATCCTGCCAATTTTACAGCGGTAGCCACTGGTTCAAAGATTCGTGTTTACAGCTTTGATAAAGTCTCAGATTTTCCTTTGACGCTTGACGCCAACTTGACTATCACAAAGCTAGGTTCACCGGCTGTTTTTACATCGATTGAGCTGGGTGCAAACGTCTTGCCAGTTGGGTCTCTGAATATCATCGATAGCCCTATTCTTGGATGGTCAGATGTGTCAAACCTGGTGGATGGATCGACTGGGCGCGACGTTGAGTCGGACGCTGATTTGCGTGACCGTCATTCTACTAGCGTGCGGGCAACCGGCAGCGCCACGGTGAAGGCTATACGAGCGCGTTTACTGGCTGACGTGCCAGAGATTAGCGCTGCTTACATCTACGAAAACCGAACATCTGAAACCGTTGATTCAATGCCGCCGCACAGCCTTGAGGCCGTCATTGTTGGAGGTTCTACGCAGGACATTTTGAATAAGATATGGGAAGTAAAACCGGCCGGAATTGAGACTTATGGCGACACGGTAGGCCAAGTGATTGACGATAACGGCGACGGCCAGACAATCAAGTTCTCACGCCCTGTAACGAAATACGCATGGGTTCGCGTTTCTGTGGATTCGCTGTACCTTGAAGAGACTTTAACCAGTACCGTGCAAGCCGCCATTGCTGACGCCGTGTTGTCCTTTGGTTCTGGCCTTGATGTTGGAGAGGATGTCATTACACAGCGCTTCTACGGTCCTATTTATGGTGCTACATCCGGCATTGGTCAGATCACCGTCGAGGCGGCTATTACTGCCACCGAAGGCGGCACGCCTAGTTACTCGACTAATAACATCGCCATTGGGCGAGCGGGAATCGCTGCATTTGCAGTTGAGCGCATATCGGTGGTTGGCGTATGAGTCTGGTAATCGAGGCCCTAGAGCGGGCTACTAGCCAATTTCAGGCATCGCCAAAGGTTCTGGCGTTGCTTGCTGCTATTGTCGGGCCTTTGGATGACGTTACGGCTACGACTGACGAGTTTAAAACTGAGCGATGGATTGATACTGCCATTGGTAAGCAATTGGACGGCTGCGGGTACATCGTTGGCGAGCTTCGCAATGGCCGAGATGATGACGCATACCGCAAAGCTATTCGTTTCCGGGTGTTTGTCAATGTATCTGAAGGCACGCCAAGCGCTTTGATTAAAGGGTTGCAATACCTGATTGATTCTGACGAATATCAGTATTTGGAGCTTTATCCTGCGACTGCAATTCTGTTTGCGAATGGTCCTGATGTGCCCGTTGATATTCACAATCAAATTCAGGATTTGGCACCAGCTGGAATATCTGATGTGCCGGTTTTAGTTTCATATGCTGAATTACCGTTTAGATTCTCAAAATCATATCAAGCCGGTGAGTTATTTGTTAATGGTAAAAATGATTACCTGACTGCAAACGGCTCAGACATTCAAGTAACTGCGCAATCAATCGGTGATACTGGGCCTACTTTTGGAGGTATTTCACCTGCTGAATTAGAGGCTGGCGCACAGTTGATTGATGTTAACGGTTCAATTCTTGTTATCCACGCGCAAAATTATCAGACTAAAATAGAGTCAGGCTACCATTTAACAGGTGTTTTCCAATGACAACTTTCGCAAATACTTTTACCACTTATTCTGACGGTCAGCAAAATCTGAATCAACCGCCTGACGCCGTTATGGCTGTTGGTTTTGTGCCAGCTACAGCGACAAGCCGTGGTCAGCCATTGCCTGCGCAGTGGCTTAACTGGATTATTAACCGTTTATTTAAACATATTAATCGTGACGTTGTTACCGATAATTTAGGCATTGGCCTATTTGTAACTGAAAATTCAATGATTAGGCTTGAGGCTTTTGATATTTCAGACCCAAATAAATACTTGGTCGCCATTGGTTATAAGGCGACTGGAGTAGCGCCTAGTTTGAAGGTGGTTTCAGGCGCGACTTTGACGCTCGGAACGGGTACAATAAATGGGAATCAGCCTATTATCGGCGGTAGTAATGTGAAAATCGTCGGGTATTCTCGACAAGTTGGAGAATTGTAAATGAGTTTGAACACGACTGAAGAGGCTCAGCTAAGGGCATTAATCGCGCAGCAAGCTGCTATTTTGTCGCTTGCTTCGAGTGAGCCAACTATTATCAGTAAGTTGGCAGCAACAAAGGTTTCTTTGGCTGATTTGACGGCTGCAACTTCGCTTAATGATGCTGATCTATTTTTAGTTCGCCAGGGTACAACTGAAAAAAGTGTTGCTAAATTAGTTTTTTCAAACGGATTTGCGGCCTCTGGTGCCAACGCGGACATCACTTCGCTTGGTTCAATCACAAGCATCAATGGCGGGCAGCTTGGCGGGTTGAGAAACAAGATTATCAACGGCGGCTTCGTTGTAAATCAGCGGGATTATGCATCAGGTTCGGCTGTTGGAACTGTGCTTTACGCGCATGACCGATGGAAAATGGCAGCGAGTGCTGACACCTACACATTCAGTACAACAGTAAACAAGACGACTATCACAATCCCTGCTGGGAAGGTGCTTCGCCAAGTAATTGAAGGACTAAACCTACAAAGCGGTACTTACACACTAAGCTGGGATGGCACGGCTCAGGGGAAAATTGGCGCAGGGTCATTATCTGCTCCAGGCGTTACTGGATCAATTACTGGCGGCACCAATACGACAATTGAATTCGGGCCAGGAACGGTTGCAAATGTTCAGCTTGAACTCGGAACTGTAGCCACGGAATTCGAGCAACGTCCTTATGGGATGGAGTTTGCGTTGTGTCAAAGATACTTGCCTGCGATTAATAGTTCTGGTGCGGCCTCTAATCCTTTGCCAGCGTCAGGAATAATCGCTACAGCAACCAGCGCCGTTGCGGTAGTTAACTTCCCAGTCACATCAAGGGTTCCTCCTACGGGACTCACAGCGTCGAATCCAAACCACTTCACTGCATCCGACAGCAACGCAACACCCGTACTTTCCTCTATTGTTTTTGGTGAGGCAAATACATTTGCGGCGTTTGTTAATTTGACTGGGTCCGGATGGATACAGGGGCGCTCACTGCTATTTTATTTCAACAACGTTGGTGGAAAACTTCTTTTTACGGGGTGTGAACTATGAGTAACTGGAAATACGCTGATACAACTAATAAAGTTGTAGTACGAACGAATGCTGCCGGATTTAGTGAATCCTGCTTAGTATCGGAGATTGCGCAATGGCTTTCAGAAGGCAATACTCCAGAGCCCGCTGACCCTCTGCCACCCGCAACACCAAGGAAACTCTCTAGCCTCTCATACCTCGACCTTTTCACCGATTCCGAGCAACTAGCAGTTGTAACGGCCACGATGCAAAGCGCCCAAGTAAAGCTCTGGTACGACAAGATGCTCGCGGCTGAGTACATCACGCTTGCCGACCCTCGCACTGAGCAAGGGCTGGACGTGCTGGTGCAGTTGGATCTACTGACTCCAGCTCGCAAGCTTGATATTTTGACTGCGATGACATGATTTACCCAATCGCATTATCAGCGCTTGCATTGTGGGCTCTATGGTATCTCTACCTGATCGTAATGGGCTTGTACCGGGCGCACTTGCTTGGTCGCCTAAGCACGCCAGCTAAGGTGCTTGGCTCGCCAGCTTTAGTAGTTGGCTATTTGCTTGACTGGTTGATTAATTTCACCATTGCAGTCGTTTGGTTTGGTGAGTGGCCCAGGTCATTTGGTGAGCTTGTAACAGACCGTTTGCAGCGTTACATCGCGGGGCCACCTGGCCGCAATCAAAAGCACGCACGCATTATTTGCAGTCACTTGCTTGACCCATTCGACCCAAACCCAGAAGGCCATTGCTCGTGAGTATTGAACAAATTTTCATGGCTGTTTTGGGGTTGTCATGCACCGTATTGGGATGGCTTGCAAGAGAGATGTATTCTGCCATGCAAGCCCTTCGCAAAGACTTGAGTACCCTAGAGGTTCAGTTGACACGCGACTACGTGCGATACGACCGCCTACAGGACGCGCTAAAACCAGTCATGGATAGCTTGCTTGAGATAAAACATACACTCGCTGGAAAGGCTGACAAATGATGTGCTGGGTTGTTATGGCTTATTGGCTAGAAAACGAATGGAAGCGAATTAAAAATGAACTTTGATGTTGCATTTGAAAAGCTTATGGGACACGAAGGCGGGTACGTCAATCACAAAGATGACAAGGGCGGCGCGACTAACTTTGGTGTAACTGAAGCCGTGGCGCGTGAGGCTGGTTATGTTGGTGATATGCACGACTTGCCACTGGATAAAGCCAAAGCCATTTACCGAACTTTGTACTGGACGCCAATGCGTGCCGATCAACTGCCTGAAGTACTGCGTTACAGCGTCTTTGATGCAGCCGTTAACTCTGGCGTAGGACAATCAATTAAGTGGCTTCAAAGGTCATTAAATATCGCTGATGATGGACAAATTGGGCCTGTAACACTTGGCACTGTTAATTTCAATGATCCGCGTGCTACGTTGGCGCGATTCAATGGTTATAGACTTGCATTCATGGCTGACAGAAACAACTGGGATTCGTTTGGTCGTGGTTGGGCGCGTCGTGTTGCTGCCATTCTAAAAGAGGCTTAGATCATGGAAATGAACTGGTCTGATGTAGGAGATTGGCTAAAAGGAAATGCGGGGACTGGCGCCGCTCTTGTTGGGTCACTAATTACCGGAAATATTCATGGTGCTGTAGCGGCTGGCGTTGCTCTTGTTTCAAGCGCAACTGGCACGAATAACGCAACTGATGCACTTGAGGCATTACAGACAAATCCAGCAACTGTTATCCGATTGCGTGAACTAGCTATACAAGATGATGCAAGCATTCGTGAGCACATCAGAGTAATGCACAAACAAGAGCTTGAAGACAAACAAGCCGAGCATGAAACAACACAAAAAACAATTCAGTCCGGGGACGCCGCTGAAGATGTATTTGTCAGGAGAACTAGACCGGCACAATCATGGCTTAGTCTGTCGGCTGCATTGGTTTATGTATTCACCAAAGACGCGCCATCAGTTGAAGTTTTGATGCTGTTGCTTGCTTTGCCGTGGGCTTACGCTGGCCTTCGCCAGATTGGAAAGGGAATAGAAAGCTTCAAGCCTTCAAAATAAGAAAAACCCGCCTAGTGCGGGTTTCTTGTTTACAAAATCATCCCCATATGGTTTGATGAAATTTGCTTTGCAATTTCCATTGCTCTATCTTGCTTTCCAAGTTTGAAGGCGTAGAACATTTCAGTCAATTCGTATTTAATGTCAAACGCACCAATACTTCGGCTTTCAATCTCGCTAATTAGGTCTTCGTCATCAAACTCAGAAATATCAACATCAATTGTTACAGATACATAATTACTCATTTGCCATCCTTCACAAACACCCCATTAGGCATCATCGTTCCCGTCCTGTCCTTGATCTCATCGTAAGCACATTCAAGGCAAGCGACTAAATTAAGGTCTTCTTTGGCTGCAACGATAATCAATGTCACAAGCACGTCACCTAGGCCATCAATGATGCCAGCGCGGTCGCCTTTGATGATTGCGTCGGCCAACTCACCAAGTTCAGACATGGTTTTCAGTAGCTGGGTTTGACTGGTGGAATTTGGCAAAATCTTACGATCTTCTGCCCATTTGATAACCTGTTTTTCTGTTTGCTCAAAGCTCATTTGTTTTCCTTTTTGAATGTTGGCAACGGGTGCCAGTGGGTGAAATATTTATCGGTTGGTGAGTAAATGCTTATCTGTGCAATGCCGTATTTATCACTGATTAGCATCATTTTTACACCACGTGGAGTGCTGTCATTTATAGGCATCCAGTGGGCCGCATGGTTTACTACGGCTGCACCATCGCTGCTAATGGCTGTTTGCATTTTTCATGGCTTCAATCTTGTCTTTGATTTCGTTGAGAACGGCGTCGCGGCATGATAGGCCGTAAAGCAGCATTTCAGCTTCATCGTAGCCTCTGATTTTGTAACCGCTTGGCTTATGCGTGTCGATTACTATTTTTTCTGGTAGTGGTGGTAATTTCATTTCACATCCTTTGTTTTAATCACGTAACGAATGTATTTAGACCGTGAATTTTTTTCATCAATGTATTTTTTAGCTTCATATTTGAATTCAAAAACACAATCAATTCCAACTAACTCACTTTCGTAAAAGTTGCTCTGTGTTTTTACTACGATATAAACTTTATCTATCATTTTCACTCCTCCGGGAAAAATGCCATCATCGTGACGGGCGCAACAGTGCGCAAAATAGCTAGGACTTCTTGAGCAATCAGGCGGTGTTCTTTTTGTGTTGATTCGTGCAACCGCTGCTTAAGGTAGAAAATCCAGCTTCGCATGGTTCCATTGCAATCCATTCGGCTAGGCGTCAAACCTTCAGGCAATAGTGCTCTGGCTTGTTCTTTTGCGATGCCTGACTTCAAGGCCATTTCGTAAGCGCGTGTTGCCAATTCAATTACAGTAATTTGAGACTCATCCCACCATCGAACCAAGCCTTCATTCTCGTATGGCTTAATCTCAATGCTATTTTGACGGTTTTTAACGTCCTGCAAACGGCACTCTCGAAGTGGCGCGTCAGGCAAAATATTAACGTCTTGGTAGCGTTGGCTAAACTCTTGAAACTTGATTGACGAATGGCGCAAAATCTGGCGTCCAATGTCTCGCGTCGTGTCAATCTCAAGGCATACATTTGCCATGTCAAATGGGCTTACATGGCCCTCACGCATGCAGTAGTTAAGAAGTCCTGCAATGCTCGGGTTATCGCGGTTATCACTGCTAATGCGAGCCTCGTAAGCGATTTCTTTATCAATGTCTGGCGTTGCCCATCGTAGTGTTACTTTCATTTCATTTCCTTAAATAAATCCGGTTGATCGTTAATAATCACTTTGTTAGTGACTTTGCTTTGTGGCTTCTGTCCTAGTGCTTCGTAGCACGTAGGTCCGATTGGCTTGCCATCTAGGTAAAAATGCTTTGTGCCAGACTTCAATGACCTTCCGCATTTGAAGCATTTCACAGTTCTACAACTTCAGGCGCACGACTACGCATTCTGTCTGTTTATTTCTTTAGAAAGTTGGAATATTCACCGCGTGAAATACTGCATCTTTGTAAATCATGCCATTCTGACAACTCTGTCAAGGCGTGTAACTCGGTAGGTGTAATATCCCATTTATGCCACTTCTCAAACCTTGTCTTAAGGCTAATTAGAGCCTTTTGAGCCACTTCGCATGCTGGCAATACTTCGGGTCCGATGTTGTTACGCGCCATCGTTTCAGCCACTCCAAGCATCTCGCAAAGCCCTCTGTAGCCGTTTAGGCTTTGGCTTGTGCTGTTAACGATGGATTCAATCATCAGCTTTTCGGCTTCGCGCAATTCTTTGATGATTTCATCACTCGCAATGCAAGCGCCTTCGATGGCGTGAGTGATCGGGTTAAGCAAGTTCCAATGCTTACGTTTGCATTTTTTACGCATGATTACAGCGTGTAAAAAGGTGTTCGTGCGCTGCTTGTCATTCCCACCATTGGCTTGTGCTTTACTCGCTGTAATCCAACTAGGCTAGGTTTATCAAACGCATCCATAGAGCCAGGCCGACCATCAAACGGGCGAAGTTCTGCGCCGTCATACAATCCAGCCATTTTGTTAATCTGCTGCGATGGTGCTTTTTGTGGTTTCTTTTTGGTTGTCATTTTTCGATTCCTTGGTGTTGTTGATAAACTCTTTTACTGACTCCGGCCATCCGGTTCGGTAGGCTTTTTCGTACATGGCCTGGCTGACTCGGACGCGCAGAGTCGGGTATTTTGTAGTTGCTGATTTGCTCATAATGTGAAGTAAGCAATCATTCCATAGGCCATCAAAACACCAACTGCGCAAGCTAAGACGTAATCAAGCGTATGCTCTGTGCGGCTTGGTTTTTCAATGGCGCAACCGTAGGACGGTCCGAATGGAAAGGCTTCGTCCATTGTGCGGGAGAATTTACGTGTGTTCATTTTGTTTCCTTGTTGTGATGGTTTATTGTAGCACAGTTAGAACGGGACAATGAAGTGCCAATCTTCGCATTCGTTTGTTGAATACAAATATTCATCGGGTACGCCGCCGTTAAACTTGCAAACGTTGCCATTGATCTTGTCCAAGTTATCGCAGTCGAAACAGCGTTTTTGATTCAGATAGTCTTCAATCTGAACTTTGGTTCTCAATGCAGATTCGTAGGTTTCTTTGTCGGTCATTTTGCAAGCGCCTTTGATTCAATCAATCCAATGATGTCTTCAGACAGCAATTCTGCGATATCAACGCCGTTGATCTTTGCCGTGATAAGAATTGCATTCTCTGGCTCGTCTGGTTCCATTTGCAAACCAGTTCCGAACTCACGGCTACCGAGACATTCTGGTTCGTATTCAAGTTCGCAATCCAACTCGCCACCGTCAAAAGCAAAAATATAGTTCATTCTTCATTCTCCAATTTGTTAGCTGATTGAATCAAAGCCGCTGCCATTTCACGGGCTTGTGCTGGTGTCATTGAATGCTGGAAACGCATAGAACCTACGTATTGAATAAGGATTACCAAGTTACCACACGTATCATGGTTTTGGATATGTATTTCAACCGGGTCTCTGTTGCAGAAGTTGTTGATTGAGATCATTTTGTTATTCCATGATGAGTTTCTATGCATCGAACAATATCAACGATTTTATGCCAGTCCTTATCATTGATGATTTCACTTGCTGGTTCAGGATTTTCAGTTATTGAAGCAAATGCCGTGTATATCTCCATATCCGTCATTGGAATTTGCTTCTGTGATTTTTCTTTTCTTAAAATAAATCCATCGTCAAATCCTCTTTCATACTCTGAATTATGTTTATTCATTTTTGATTTTCCAAAAGAGCATGACATCCGCCTTTTGCATAATAGTAAGCTCCAAGTGACTTTGGATTTGATGCTTGCGGATTATCCATATTTAACTTGTCGCGTGCAGCTTCAAAGCCCATTTCACGGACTTCAAGGGCGACGGCTTCAAATCCTGCCCAGTAGTCAACTTCATGCTGCTTGTGTGTTACTGCGTGAATTTTGTGAAATGTTGTTTGCATTTTTATCTCCGGTTGTGTTGTTGAGCCTCAATTGTAGCTCACTTTAAACACTTTGCGCCACAATCTCTAATTATTTTCATGCCACAGCCATTCAGCAATTAGCAAAGCGTCGGCCCGTCCGTGGTGCTTGACTAGCTTTAATGGTGCTGTAGGCCACTTGGTGCGAGCCAGTGCTAGGCTTGCTTTCTTTTCTGTTCCGATTAAGCCGTGGTGCTTTTTCCACTTTTGAGGGGTTACAAGCTCATACGGGTACATCAGCAAGTCAACTACAGTCTCAATAGCGCCACACGCTCGCATAAACTTTCCAGTGCTTGACATACCCTGGCCTGGCCGGACGAATACGCTTTCAATCACAAATTCAGCGTCGTTCCCGTGGTTTCTAATAACTTCTTGCAGTGATATTTTTAGCATTCGTGGCCATATGCGCTCGCCATTGTTGGCAATGTCGCCGCACGATACAAACGCGCCATCGTGGTCTATGGCGGCCCATGCTCCACTTACTAGGCCGGGGTCAACGGCTATATAAATAGTCACTCCTCACCCCTTAAAACGGCTTCAATTCGTGATAGCTTAACCTTCAAATCAACTAACTCATAAAGCATATCTTTGTAAGCCTGCATTGCTTTTTCTGATCTTTCTTTCTCAGCTTCTATCTGCGCTTTCAGCGTGTCTAGTTGGAGTTGTTCTTTTTTGGTCATCATTCTGCTGCACTCCAAACACGATCAATAACACGAAAAAACTTACCTTCTTTGCGATATGAAATCATGTTTGGGGGCGTTCCTTGGTTAAGTTGTTTTACGGTTTCGTCTAAGTCTTCTAGTGACGCTACGCCAGATTTACGAGCCAGTGTAGCCACCATTTGACGGGCCTTGGTTCCCGCATAGTTTTCGTGCTGAGTCGGGAAGTACTCCGAGATTATGGGGCCATTTAAGCCGCTGTAATACTTTACCATCATCATCTCTAGGCCACTTGTGCGGCTGGTGTGCTTTTTCCAGTGCCATTCTGTCACGGGTAACTCTGTGGGCTCTAGGCCCATGATGTCATCCCCGCGTAAGTAAACGGTTTTCTCCAGCTTTTCAGGCTCTGGGAACTCGTGTCCGCACTGGCATTGTCTGGCGTTAGCTGCACATATTTCGTCACAGTTTTGGCATGTTTTAGTTGGGGCTACGCCTTCGCCTTTGCGCTTGCGTCCAGGGGGTGTGATCTGGGTTATTGGGCCGTGGGTTGCTACGTTACCGGCGAAGTCTAGAACCATGCAGTCTGTTTTACCTTCTGCAATCCGCAATCCGCGCCCGCTCATTTGATAGAAAAGCGCAGCCGAAAGGGTGGGTCGAAGCATGACAATGCAATCAATGCTAGGCGCATCAAAACCAGTCGTCAGCACGGCGCAATTGGTCACGGCTTGAATACGCCCCGCCTTGAAATCGTTTAGGATTCTGTCGCGCTCTGCTGATGGCGTTTGTCCCGTCACGGCTTCTGCGCTTATGCCGTTATCGCGTAGCATGTCGCGCACGTCTAGGCTGTGCTGTACGCCTGCACAAAACACAATCCAGCTTTTACGATCTCTAGCGCGTTCTATTGTCTCGTGTACGGCGCGGGCGTTGTTGTCAAGGGTATTGACGGCAAGCTCCAAAGACTTACCAACAAACTCGCCCGCTGACTTTGTCACGCCTTGCGTGCTTAGCATTAAGCTGGTGTGTTTGCTTCGCAGTGGCGATAAATACCCACTTGTGATTAGCTCCTCGATTGAAACTGGCTCGATCAAGTCTGCAAATAGGACGTGCTCGCCTTCCGTTATCATCCCGTGACCTAGCCGGTACGGGCTGGCAGTCAATCCAATGACGCGCATGTCTGGGTTGATGGCCATTAGGTCATTTATTAGCTCACGATAAGCACCTTCGCCAGTTGGGCTGATTGAGTGGCATTCATCCACAATGCACAGGTCAATATGCCCGATCTGGTTGCCACGTTTCGCCACGCTTTGTATGCCTGCAAAGACGATAGGTTCAGTCAGGCAATACCGGCGAAGGCTTGCCGAATAGATGCCCATTGGCGCATTAGGCCAATGCTGTCGCATTTTTTCAGCATTTTGCGAGATTAATTCCTTGCTGTGCGTCAACATCAATACCCGCGTACCGGGCCATGATTGGATGGCATCTTTCGCCAGTGCGGCGATGATGTGAGACTTTCCTGACCCCGTTGGAAGGACTAGGCATGGGTTTCCAGCGTTACCTGATTCAAACCATTCGTAGAGCTGGTCGATTGCTCGTTGTTGGTACTCGCGCAACATTAGCCCACCACCCGTGCATCAAACTCAGCATATTGATCTCGCACGCCACTAGCGCAAGCCTGCCAGTTAGCCACAATCTCACGGCTTAGATAACCTTCTGGAGCGTCATGTATTGGCCCGGCTTTTGTCATCCAGATAACGCCCGTCTCGGCGCGTTCAAACTGCCATGCAGGCGTTAAATCGGGATGGATGATGTGATTGTCGCATCCTGCCAATTGAGCGCTTAAATCAGGGATTGTCATGTCCCAATGGGCGCAATGCCATGTTCCATCGTCAACGGCGGTGGAGTGGCAACACGTTCTACAGTTCACTTCTTTGGTTAACTTTGATCCGTGGCATAGGTCGTGAGCGGCACAGAATTTGCACTCATACCATGACGGGTCATCGCTGATACCCGCCGGGGCGAGGTCAGCTTTTACAATGCGTTTTCCGCGCTCCAAAAACTTCATTGCCACAGCATCGTCACGTTGGACAATCTCAGAATAAACTTCGTCATTGTCCTTATTCACCATGACAAATAGCGCATTGTCTACGTCTTTTCCCATCATGTACAAGTGAACCTGCACCCAATAGACGGGCTTTGACTTCTCAAGTCCTTTATTCACCATGTCTTTAAACGACTTGGCTGAAGCCGTTTTGATCTCTAGGATATGCTTTGCTTTTGTGTTACCCGGAACGCCTGATTCAATGATTCCGTCTACTGATCCGCCAATGTGACAACCAAAGTCAACCCGGCTTTGATTCGCGCCAGTGTTGGTTATTTTCATTCCAATGGCTTGCAAGTCAGCGACTACAGTGCGCTCTTCCAACTGGCCACGGCGAAACAATCGCAGGATTCGACCTGGAAACTTTTCAATCACGGCGAAGCGAAACGAGATCCATAAAAACCTGTCACACGCATGTCCAAGTTGTGAACATCCCATGTGGCCGCGTGGGCCTTCGCGCACTTCTTCGTGATGTAGGTCGATTAGTGTTTGAATGTCGTTCATTAGATCGCCTTTTGGAATTGAGTAAGAACTTGGCGTCTGCCATGATAAAAGTCGCTTGATTCTCGTTTCGCATCTTCCTCGCGCTTGTAGGACTCCCACATTCTCAGGTTCGCCAGTCTAGCGATGTCCATTACCTCGGCGGGCTTAAGTCGGTAGGCGTCTTTTGCTGGCATCGCTCGACGGACACATGACACGCGCATGAACTCGCCAGCAGCTCGCGGATAGCCAGCATGGTCAAGCAGTAGCACGCCACTGGATTTACTCGGAAGGCAGTCGAGTAGTTCGGGCTTCCAAATTTCCTTTGGCATCGCGTAGTAGTGCTTCCAGACCTTTTTAGGATGTTCTTTTGCTTGCGCCGGGCCTTCAATACTCAAATTTAGACGACTCCACCACTTATCCTTCTTGGCGTCCGCCTTTAAGTCGCTTCGGCTGATCTTCACCTCAACATCAATAATGCGTAGGTCCGTGGTGACGCCTAGAACGTCGCATTCGTAGCCTGTCCAGTTGCAGTTATCAACTAACACAACGCACTTACGCGCCAATGTTTGCAGGCTAATAGCTCTAGCTATCATTCCCTCATTCCAAATTATTTTTTCGTTCATGCCACATCCCCATGAGTCTCATAACTAAGCACCTTTTCAATGGTTCGCTGGTGAACTCCAAATTTCTTAGCCAATGCAGCGTTTCCGAGATTGTCACGTATGTGCTTTAGCAATGATTCACGCTGGCGCTTGGCGCTTCGGATTGTCACGACATCAATGTCTAACAACTTTGTGTGTGGTAGCTCTTGGCCGCGCTTAGCGTTAGCCATCGCGCTTTGAAGGTAGTCGTGACGATCCATTGTTCCTGGTCTGCGTAGTTGCTTTCCTACGTGCTGAGCGTATTTTGATGCTGCCATTTTTGTCCTAGTGTTGAGTTGAAAACCCGCTGGTTAGGCGGGTTCTATATCTTAATCCATTAAGTCGGGTTCAGTCTCAAAAAGTGCATTTTGTTTGAATGTATTTTCACTTTCAAACCGTTTTGATGCCAACGACAAATTTATCTTTGCCTGTTTGAAGTAGCTGTCTTTAAGCTCGATGCCAATAGCTTTGCGGCCCATTGAAACGGGGCTGAATACTTCGCTACCTACTCCCATGAATGGCGTTAAAACAACTTCTCCTTCATTGCTGTAAAGCTCGACAAGTCGGTCAATCACATCAAGCTGCAACGGGTGGACGTGTTTTTCATCGTCCTCTTCGCGTCCGTCTCGGAATGGCAAAACATTGTCGATGCGAATGTCATCCCATACGCTGGATGCGTAACGCTGCCAAATGTAATGAGACAGTTTATTGCTCTTCGGGTCATTGTGATCTTTGAAATTGGTTTTCAAGTATTCCCACAACTCTTCCTCGTTAAATTTGGATTCGTTGGCATTGTTGAATGCTCGCAAAATGTTTGGCAGGATTGGAGTATCTCCAAAGTAACGTTTTAAACCGCTTGGATGCGTTACAGGTACTGCGTTGTCGCCTTTCTTGGTGAACACTAATACATAGTCTGGCATGGCCGTGAAGCACTGCGTAGAGTCTTCGACGATCAGCTTGTGCATGAGGCTTTTCACCATTGTCCGCATACGCACTTTCAGAGGCTCTTTCCAGATTGTGATTCGGTTACGATATTGAAAACCATACTTTTCATGCAAGCGAATGATCTCGTGTGGGAAGTCCCAAAGTCGGCATGAGTTGTCGAATATGTCTGTGCAGTGGACTGCATTTACTCGGCCCGGCTTTGTTACCCGCGCCATTTCGGAAACTAGGAATTCATACTGCTCTAAAAATTGCTCTTTGTTTTCGCAGTTGGAAAAATCGCGCTCGGAGCTTGAATAATTATACAATCCCGCAAACGGCGGAGAATACAAAATCAAGTCGATTGACTCATTCGGAATGCTTGGCAAAATTTCCATGCAATCGCTGTTGTAAAGTGAATAATTTTCTGTGTGATCTTCTTGCTTAGTTAACATTTTTCACTTCCTTTATAAGTTGCTTTGTTGTGTTTTTCTTGCTGTGAATGAACAAATGACATTCTTTGCAAAGTAAAACTAAATTTGATAACTCTGATCTCAACTCACTAACCATAAATGAAACAATATGGTGAATGTGAAAAGTTCCTCTTTTTTCTTTTTTGTTGTGGCTTACGCCGCAAATCTGACAAATTGCATTGTCTCTTTTCCAAACTGCTTTAACAGCTTCTGACCATTCTTCAGAAGCGTAAAAAGATTGTCTATCTGGTGTAAATCCTCCTTTCCAATTTGGATGATTTTCTTTTGCAACTCCTTTTAACCAATGCTCTCCATTTTTTAAATAAGGAACGTGACCATCATTTATTCTTGCTTGTTTGATTTTTTCTTTTGTGTCATCTTTGTGCTTCCTTCCAATCCAATTGCTACCATCTTTTATTAATCTACTTTCGTCATGCCCTCTTGGTCTTGTTTGAATTCCATAACCAATCATCCAATTCCAAACACTGTGGCCATTCCTGCCTATTTCTTTTCCAATTTTGTTAGCGTCTTTTCCTTGGGTTATGTATTGGTCAATGAGCCATTCTTTTGTAAACCCAAGTGACTCTCTTTGTTCTACTTGCCATTGGCCCTTGCAAGTCGTATCGCAAAAAAAGTTCTTAATAGGCTGCTTTGTATTTGGATTTATAAGCCATCTTTTTAATGGCTTTTTACACTGAGAGCATGAGCATGATTGTTTTGGCATATAGACCTACTTTTGTAAGTATGTATTATACGCCTACATTTATAAAAACATTGGTAATTTTGCGCTATTCGTAAACTCTCGATTCTTGAAACTAAAATCACGATTAGCGGCCTGAACCAAGTTTCCATAAAGTTCAATTGCCTTTTGTGTTTTTTGCTCCAAAGCATCTAGGACTCGCTCTTGTCCTTCGCTAATAACCATGTCGCAGATTACTTCTGACTTTTGACCAAATCGCCAAAACCGGCGAATGGCTTGGTAGTATTGCTCATAGCTCCAAGTTGGGAAAAATACGGTGTGATTGCAATGCTGCCAATTGAGGCCCATACTTGTCATCCGAGCTTTGGTCACTAGTCGCTTAATCTCACCATTGGCAAACGACTGCAAAATGTCCTCTTTTTTGTCGATTGACATACCGCCAATGATCTCAACGGCGTCACGGTCTAATTCTGAAAGCAGTTCGCTTTCGTCATTCAAGTTACACCAGTAAACAGAGGTTTTACCGTGTGCAAGTTGCACAGCTTTCTCGCACCGTTCTGTGACTGTTAGTTTTTGCTCTTGCCTGACTTCCGTCATGGTTGATGCGGGCATGGAAAACAAGGACGATTGATCTTCAATGCACCATGTTTTACTATTGTGAACCATGTGCTTATTAAGATGCAAAGCTGGTAAATCATAATTTGAATCACTAAAACCAAGGTCAGACGGTTTTTTCACCATGATTGACCACTGGTTAACCCATGCGAAAAAATCACGTTCCGCATGTGGCTTTAAATAGAACTTCTCTCCAATATTTCGGTTATTGCTATCTGCCGTATTCTGGTTTGACTTAAAGAACTTTGTTAGCATATCCATGTAGCCCATATACCCCAAAGCCTCAGAGCTATTTCCTAGTTCAATAAAGTCGTTCGGGCTAGGCGTCGCCGTTGCCAAAAACCGATACGGTACGCGCTTGATAAATGCCACGATTGCATCACGGGTTTTTCCTGCAAAGTTTTTTAGGATGCTGGACTCATCAAGCATGACGCATTCAAAATCATCAGGATTAAGCAAGTGCAAACGCTCATAGTTACATACGACAATCTTCTTTGCAAACGTGCCGTCTTTGCTGTGTTCGATGTCGTAAATACCAATGCGGTTAGCTTCATTGATGAACTGGAAAGCAACAGCCAAAGGCGTGAGAATCAAAACGCGCTTATTGGTCTTGCGAATGATATTTTCAGCGATTGAAACCTGAATTAATGTCTTCCCAAGCCCGGTATCTGCGAACACGCCAATACGGCCTTTGCGCAGCGCCTTTGTGATGATGTGTTCCTGAAAATCAAACGCGCTATCAGGCATCCAAACTGGCTCAAATCCATAGCTGTTGGTGCTGTGCGTCTTTGTCCTTATGAAGTCTTCATAATTCATTTTCACCCCTAAATTGTTGTTGAAAAAACCCCGAGTTACCGGGGTTTAATTGTAGCTCAAATACTAGCGCTTTGCCCAAGGTGGCGCAGCTTTGGCGGGTGCAGCGGATTGCGCTGGTTTGGCTTTGAATGATGGTCGATCAGTTGGAACTGGTGCAATGTATTCACAGGCTGCTTTGTACGCCTTGATCTCGTTGCCTTCTTTGTACTGGCCTGACGCTGGCTTTACAACCACTTTCACGACCAATGGGCCTCCGATAAGCTGGTCTGTATCCTCCAATGATTCGATCTTCAAAGCGCGCAGGATTGAACCAAGTTGACCGCGGCCAATCTGCTCGGCTTGTGAGCTATCGTTTTTGATGTTCAATACGCCAAACAGCAAACGCCCGGTGTGCGTTGGGCCGTCTACGTGCAATTTCAGATTGATGTATTGGCCGGTTCCTGACTTAGTTTGCTTGATTTCAGCGTCGTCGATAGTGACGTTGTAGTCTCCGGATGGCAGTGGCGTAAAGTCACCGCCTCCTGTATCTTCTGGTAGATCTTGTGTGTTGAATGTTTCGTCGAGGCGTGCCATAAGTTATTCCTTAGTTTTCAGTGAGATAGAGAATGATGGCCGTGAAGCCGTGGTGGTAATTGCTTTGATAAGTTGTGCTCTTGTTTCTTCTGGTGCTTGCTTCCAAGCCGTCAAGTTAAGGTCTGGTTTCCAGCGAAACACAACTCCTAGCTGATCTTGTAGTCCGTATTCTGCTGCAATTTCCTGCGCCATGTCGGAGTCGATCTTGCGAGTTAGACGGGTAGTGACTTTACACTCAAAATCATTGATTGATTCTGTTTTTGTACCATCTTTCGCAGCGTCTATTTTTAGAAGCTCTGCGAGCTGGTCTTCGATCTCGCGGCGGCGTTCTTGTGCTTTGGTTTCGATTCCTTTGCAACCCATCCATTCATTGCATAGGTCTTCTTGTTTTGTTGTCATTTGCGGGCCTCTAGCATGGCGTCAGAAATCTTGTAGGCTTCTTCAGCAGACCGGCTATAGGTTGACCACTGCACAAACGCATAACCAATCGCCTTCGCTGCAAAGTAATCGCGCAAATCCATACCTTGCGTAGATTCACCTAGTACATACTGATCAGTATCAGTGCACCAGACGCGCTCCATAAATGGAAACGCTTGTTCTTTTGTATTACTCATTTCAACACCTCGTTAGTTACAATTTCAATTTGTGAATCAAGCTTTTCAAGCAAGTAATCAGGCAAACGATGTTTATCTGCAAAGCTCCATGACTCAAGTGCGCTTAGTAGCTTGATTAGCTCGATTAGTTGGGGTTTTGTCATTTGAGTGCATTATTTAAAATTTCAAACAATTGAAATCTAATTGATTCAATGTCTTTTGGCTCGTCGGTTACATAAGGCCAGTTCTGCAAGTAGTCACGTAAAAACTCAGCTTCTTTGTCTGAAAGTGTAAGCGAGTGAGCGCGTATTTGATGTGTTTCAATCTTGCTCATACCGCCACCGCCTTAGCCATTGCATCACTAAACGCTGACCATTCGAGCTTGCAGCTATCTGGCAAGCTGTAACGGTTCTTAGCCAGATACGCAGGCTTCTCTTGCGTGTAAATCAAGCGTTCACCGTTTGAGATAGCCCGTCCACGCTCTTTGTTGAAGCCTAAGTCTTCTTTCTTAACCACGGTTTTGTAGTTTGCAAAAAGCACGCAGTCAGCCCATTCTTGAACCAGGGCGCTGGAGCGCGTGGATAGCTTTGGTTGGTATCGGTCATAGCTGTCAACCTCTGGGCTGTCAAAGCGTTTGATTTCAGAGTGGCCAATCAGAATGACGGTCATGTTTTTATCATTGCGCAGGGCGTTAAACCCGTCCAGAATGTCGCGCCACTTGTCGGCCAAGAACATAGCGCTACGGCCATAGGCTAGTTCTTTCGCGTCGTGTTCTGATTCAATTTCTTTAATCAGGACGTTTTCAAGCCAATCTGCGGTGTCAAGTACGACTGTCTCATATTCGTGTGCCTCGACGTAAAGCGTTTGCAACATTTCCATGACATCGATGCTTGATGTTGCGATAGGAAAATGTGCCACGTCCAAGGCGTCTAGGCCATCTTCAGCGCAGATGAAAATCGGGTTAGGGGCTTGGCTTGCAAAGGTGCTTTTACCGATGCCGTGCGTGCTGTAGAGAAAGATGCGAGGAGGGCGAAGGTTCTTGCCCTTTTGGATTGAACCAAGATTAAAAGCCATGATGCTGTCCTTTTTGTTGATTAACCGATTTCGGCTTATTCCGGCTTCGGTGTGTTGATAGTGTAGCGCAAAACGTGGGTTGTTTTATTTATTTTGGTACATTTTTATAGGTTCCTTTTCTATTTGAAGCCCTTCCTATTGTCTGAACATCGCACGAAAACGCGATGGCAATCTCTTTAAGCGTATGGCCTTTCGATCTTAGCTCATCTATCATTGGCACAACCTCAACGGGCACCGAGCGCCTGCTGCCGTATGCTCCGCCTGGCAGTCTTTCGCCAAAATACGTTACAGGCACGCTAGCATAGTTACCCTGTCGATTATGGATTTTGTAAACAGTGCACCTGGCCAAGCCAGCCGCCTTGCTGGCGTCAATGTAAGTGCCTCCGTTTAACATTACATCATCGACAATCGATATTTGCTCAGTCGTAATTGTTTTTCGTTTTTTCACTGTTTGTCCTTCGGTGTTGGGTGCATCCACTCAAGTGCATCCTGTATGACTGATGACAATTCGGGCCAATTCGCAGGTGCCACGACTGTTTTTATATCGATGCGTGAACCGCCTTCATCGAACATGTCGAGCGTTGCTAGCCATTCTTCCCCATCGTAGATTTCAAATTTAACCGGGGTTGCGGTGATCATGGCTTCACTCCGATCCCGTGGAATTGCTCAATACCACGTATGTACGCAATTAAATCAACCTCGGTTGTAAAGTCTGGAAAACTTGGCGCGCTCCCATCGTCGCACTGGGAAACAAAAACAGCGTGCATTTCGTGCTCAGTCATCGGCACCCGTGACTCAGCAGCTTGTGGTGGCTGCGGTGATGCGGCAAGCATGGCATCCAGCATTCTTTGCGGCAGGCAATCTGATCCTGTTGCACGGTGCAGCACCTTGATGGCTGCGATGTGCATTGCTTCCGTCACTTCAATTTTCATCAACCCCTGCGGCACTGCCACTTGCTGCGTGTCGGACAAGGCATTCAGCTTTGACACGATCAAGTCAGCGTCAGCCAGTGCTTTCCTCACCCCGTGCTCAGCTTCATAATGCCCACCATCACGGTGGATTCTTGCAAGCAAATTTGATATTGCCTGTGCATCAGCAGCCAGCATATTGGCCGCATCAGTGCAAACATTCCCCCATCCAGCATGTCCACTGGTAGCAATCTCTTTTGCTGATTCGCGCAGTCGTTCAATTAGTTCATCAGCAGCAAGCATGTCGGCGGCTTCTTTGATAGCTTTGTGAATGACCATGAATGTCGAGAAGCCGTTTATTCCTCTCAGCCGTTCAATCAGCGTCTCACGCTCACCCGTTGGCTTGGCTGGCTCAGTGGCTGGTGCTGGGTGGGTGAATAGTAGTGTTCCGGGCTCTACTTCTCGCCACCACACAATCGGGTGCCCAAGAGTTGCGTTGTTTACTCGCTGACCAATAGGCTCCACCGTCTGCGCTTCCTCGGATTCAATGGCTTCTTCCAGTACAGCGAAAGCCCTTCGCTTTTCATCTGTAGACGCTGTACTGTTCCAGTTCCACAGCTCCAGAGTCATTTGGTGAAGTGCCTGCTTCATCGCGTTGATTTTTTTGTTCATTTCAATTCTCCTTGCATGTATTCCATCAATTCTGGGTATGTCGCCCCAACTGTTGCCAAAACCATTGCGTCAGTAAAGGCAACCTTGCGTGATGCTTGCCAAGCCCGCCATACCCATGCGTTATGTTTGTCTTGTGTACTTTGGTTCACCAATGGAGTGAGTTCAACTGGGGACTCTCCCCACCAAGCCTCAAATGCTTCGCGTTCTGTTGTCATTTAAAGCACTCCCCGGTCAGTGCAAAACAGTAGCGAAATTCACCCAGTCCAACAGCACCAAGTACCGCAAGCGCGATGGTGAACCACCCGATTATTTGTGCCAGTTTGTTCATGTTTGTTCCGCTTGTGCGGACTCAATTGCTTTGTTGTACGTCTTCAAAGCTGCGCTATACACAATGATGCCGTTGTCGCTGTTAATGTCAAACTCATCTAACAAGCTACTCACCGTCTCCAGTAACTCGTCACGCTCCTTCGCCAGTGCTTCATTCTTGGCTTTGAGTTGGTCGCGTTCAGCCGCTAAATCCAATCTCTCAATGCGTGCCGCAGTCCGTATCTTGTCGCAAGCTGATCCAAGCAGGTTTAACTCGGTGTTCAGTCGCTCAATCTCAGCAGCCTGAGAGCGAAGCATATCAGCCACCTGTTTATAAGGATTTGCCGGATACGCAGGAAAATATGCTGCCGTATCCATAGCATTTGCCAGTTCCAGCGCCTCATTTTTAGTTTCCATATCATTCCTTAATTGTTGTTTTGCACCCAGTCTGTCTGCAAACCAAGTGCCAAGTTTTCCGTTGTAGTCTTGACTTAGACCGTTATCCCATCCGGTTGACTTTTTAAGCAACGCCTCTCGTTTGGTTATGCCGCCAAAGATCACCGGATTATTCATCACCACCCTCCCGCAAAATAAGCCACCACGCCAACGATCAAAGACGCTCCAACGACCGCATAAAAAAGATCAATCAGAGCTAAAACAATATTATTCATAAGACTCCACTGTATAAAAAATAAGGGCTTTCAACGTTCTTTACTTGCTCACGTAAAACAATGCCAGCGTGGAATGCTTTTCGCAGGTCTAGCTGAGTGCTCTTTGGCTTTTTTCCCGTGGCCATCGAGATCTCGTGCGAAGTTAGTCCATTCTTTCCAAGCATATAAAATGCCAGCTTTTCAAACTCACGCTCTTTGTAGTGAGCAGGTTCTTTTATTTCCACTGGTTTTTTAACCTTGACTATGACTGGTTTTTTCACCACTTCAATCTTAGGAATTCCGGGCCATCCTACGCCTTTAACTAGGATGGTTTGGCAGTTGTGTTCTGGTTTCATTTTTACTTTCTAGCCCGCTGTTGAGGCGGGCGGGTTGATTAAATAATCGCTTTAGTTTTCGTTTGCAGAAATAAGTTTCTGTTGGCATTCATCAAAGCCATTTCTAACCCTGAATGATTGGCCGTTTAGCAACATCACTGTTGTCGGCGTGTCAGTCGGTAGGTGGTTTTGCTGGATTCCAACTATGTAATTCACAGCAAATGAGATTACGTCACCACGCTCTGTTTCGAAATAAACAATCCTCATGATTTAACCCAATAGCCAAGACCATCGCATTCAGGGCATAGCGCGCTTGGGTCGCTATTCCACTCTCCGCCTAGCGTTTCGTCAATAACCCCGCTTCCACGGCATACCTCGCACATACGCTCGTCATCATCTGGTGATTCCGGTTGTGGTTCGTGGCTTCCAAAAGTTGCACTTCCATTTTTCATGATTGATTGAATCCCATTGTTTTTTCACGTTCTTTGTATATTGCAAGTTCTTTTCTAACATCGATCGATTCTGCACGCGCTTCGCTTGCACACTCTTGGCCATAAGCAATCATTTGAGACTTATCCCAATGGCCTATGATTTCTCCATATTGGTGCCAGGTTTTAACTGGGTGAGGTAGTTGAGCCATGATTACAAAACCTTTGCTGAAACAATTTCAACTTCAAAAAAAGCTTCTTGAACGTCTGCAATTGCTGATTGCAAGTCAATTGCCATGACTTCAATAAATTTCAAACCGTTTTTTGCTTCGATGCTGATTTCATAAGTTGTCATTTTGTATCCTTCGTTTGTTGATGCCTCTATTGTGCCACAACAAAGCGGCTTAATTCACTTTTTTAAACTTTTTTTTCGCTAAGTTTACGGCATAGAATTGGCGTTCATGCCCATCACTCAATAAAAAAGGAACCAATGAGCAGCTTAAAAAACATCTTCCCCAATGGCTTTAGGCCGCCCGTAGAGCTTGCACCACTGTCGCCAGAGCATCAGTTACGCGTTGCCATGTCTGACGCTGGCATCGCGCCACCTGATGACCTGGTGTTGGATGGCACGCTTCGCAGGTTTTCAACCAGTGGAAAGAAAAAGGATGCGTCAGGATGGTATGTCGTCCACGATGGCGACATCGCAGCAGGTGCATTCGGCGATTGGAAGACTGTCCAAGAGTGCCACTTTCGCGCCGACATTGGCCGTGAGTTGACATTTCAAGAGTCTGCAATGCACCATAATCGCATGGCAGAAGTTAAGGCCAAACGAGACAAAGAACTGGCCGAGTCTCGGGAATATGCGGCGTTTCAAGCGGCTAAGTTATGGGAGTCTGCACAGTTGGCCAGCGACGATCATCCATACATTAAGCGCAAGGGCATTAGTAACCCAGGCTGGCGCATTGCACCGGACGGGCGTTTGATGGCTCCGATGCTTATCGGTGGTGAGATAAGCGGGCTGCAATATATAAGTGACGATGGCACAAAGCTATTCATGAAGGGGTCAAAGACAGGCGGCGCTTCGTGGTCTATCGGGCCTGATTACATGGCTGGTGATTGCCGCATATATATATGTGAGGGAATAGCCACGGCTGCGTCAATTTTTGAAGCCACGGGACGCGCTGTTGTCGTTAGCTATTCAGCTGGGAATATGTCAGCCACTGCGCAGGCTTTGCGCGAGCTCGTGGGGCCATTGCGTGATCTGGTGATAGTGGCTGATAACGATGATTCTGGCGTTGGAAAGCGTGAGGCTGATAAGGCAGCTTCGTTGGTTGGTGCTACCGTTGTTATGCCAGATAAGGGTGATGCAAATGATTTTGCGCAGGCTGGGGGTGATTTGGCTGGGTTATTGGAGCCAGTGATTAAAGACATGCGATACACGCTTACGCCAGCGTCTGATATGACGGAGATGGCACCGATAAAGTGGCACATCAAAAAGATTTTGCCAGCTAAAGAAGTGGCGGCTATTTATGGCCCGCCAGGCGCTGGCAAGTCTTTTATGGCACTAGACATGGCATGCCACATTGCAGAGGGGCGCGATTGGATGGGGTACAGAACAAAGAAAGCCAATGTGGTTTATTTAATACTTGAGGCCGCTAATGGTTTTTCAGGTCGTCTAAAGGCTTGGCAAATACATAGCCAAAGAAAGTTACCTGATAACTTTTTTGTAATTAAACATTCTGCATTTGCCTTTAGTTCACCATTGGATATTAAACAGTTGGTTGAATCTATTCAGTATGTAATTGGAAATTCAAACAATGGTTTGATTATTTTTATAGATACTTTGGCTAGGGCTATGGGTTCATTTGAGGAGAATGATAATAATGACATGGGTAAAGTTATTGCAGCGTCTGAGAGTATTTCTAAGTCATTAGATTGCGCAGTTTCATTAATTGCTCACCCAGGCAAGGATGCAACCAAGGGGCTTCGCGGTGGTAGCTCGTTATTGGGTGGACTTGAAACAACCATTGAGCTAAACAAAGACCCGGTATCTAAATTACGGACTTGGAAGCTTGTTAAGCAAAAAGAGGGTGATGACGGTATCGAAGGGTCGTTTAACCTGCAAGTAGTCAAGATGGGCGAGGATGAAGACGGGGACGATATCACTTCAGCCGTTGTTGCGCATGATGTCAAAGATGTTGATGCAGTCGTCGTAAAGCCTGAGTCCAAGTCAACGTTCAGTGCGCGCCAAAGCTTTGAGGGGGCGTTGCTTGAGTATGGCTATCTTGACTACCAAGGGGATATGTACATCACAACCGATAACTGGGCTCAATATGAGGCTGAGACAAACCGGCACATAAAAGAGACTACAGCCAAGCAAAACGTGACTAAAACCACACGTTATCCTGATTACTTAGATGGCTACATCAAGCCAAAGTCAGGCGGATACGTGGTTGATGATGAATCAAAATTTCATGGAATAAGGGCTCTAATGAAGAAAAAAGACAAAAAATAACAGCATGGCCTTCGGGCCTTTTTTCATGCCTTTATTTATAGTTATACACAAGTTATCCACAGGCAAAATGACTAGTTATCCACAGGGTCATCGGGGCAGTAGATTTTTGTAAGTTTTTGGTAAGAAATAGACCATCGGGGCAGTCGGGGCAGTTGCCTATTTTTTAAGCATGTTTTGCAAGTTGTTGATTTCATTAGGTTTTTCACTCAATCGGGGCAGTCGGGGCAGTCGGGGCAATTTGATGTTTTTTAAAATTGCCCCGCATCGGGGCAGTCGGGGCACCCCCCCCTTTAGGGGGTGCCACGATTGCCACGAGGGCCGAGTTTTCCACAGATGAGATATGCATGGTGAAATTGGGTAATTTATATGGCTTTTTATGCGCTACAATGTGACGCCAACTTAAAAAAGGACTTTTAATGAAACTTGAAAAAATAATGTTGCTGATGTCTGCAACGCATGGCGCAATGGTTGTCGAGCACCCGCCAAAGAATCGCACCGATACAAACTACAGGGCCAGCGTCGGCGCTTGCTTCACTCAGTACAAAACTCTCACTAAAGAACAACAGGTAATTCACTTGCTGGCCTATGCTGTTTTTACTTTGGAAAGGTTTCCAGAGCTTAAAGCGAAAGACGTAATGGATGCACTTGAATCTGTTGAAGAATTCAGAGAAATAGTTTTTAAATGCTTGGCATAGAAAATATGATGTAAAATGCGTTAACCAGTCAATCGGTCACGGGTTTATCACTTTTTCCCTTCCTACCGAGTTGAGCGTCATGCGGGGGTGGCGTCTATGACTGGACCCCCGCCACTTTATCAACAATGAAAGTAATCAAATGAAAACAACGGCAAACCAATTACTAAACAAGGCTGCAAGCCATATGCAAGCTCGTGCAGCGACTTACGATAAGCCTGAGGGCGAGCGTAGTATGGCGGCGACTGTTACGGCTTATAACGCGGTTACAGGGCAGAATATTACAGAGTCACATGGCTGGTTATTGATGTCACTATTGAAAATGGTGCGAGATAATCAACGCACTGAGCCGCATACTGATTCTATTGAGGACTTAATCGCTTACTCTGCTTTATATGGCGAGGCGCGGTTAAATAATATTAAGACGGTTGATAATATTAATTCAGCGGTTGGTAATGATTGGGTTTTTTGGTTAAGCGGGGATTGTCCAGTTTCAAATAATCAATTTGTTGATGTTATATACAGAGATCAAAGTGAAGATGGTGGGAATGCTGGATTGTTTGGATGGAATCATGACGAAGATTCTCATACTGACATCATCGCTTACCGAGTGGTAAAATAACGGTATGGCAACATCAAAAGAAAAACAATCAGTCGGGCGTCCAACCCTGTATAAACAAGAATACGTGGAGCTTGGTTACAAGTTCTGCCTACTTGGTGCGGATGACAATCGCTTGGCTGAAATGCTTGAAGTTGATGTTGCAACTATCAATCGTTGGAAGATTTCACATCCTGAATTTTGCGAGTCCCTAAAGGCTGGCAAGGATAAAGCCGATGCAAGGGTGGCAGAAGCCCTATATAACCGCGCACTAGGTTACAGCCACCCTGACTCTGACGTTAAGGTTATTGATGGCCAGATCGTCATTACAGAGCTTACAAAGCACTACCCGCCAGATACAGGTGCTGCTATGGCGTGGCTAAAGAATCGACAGCCTAAAACATGGCGTGACAAGCAAGAGATTGATAACACGTCAAGCGATGGCTCAATGACGCCACAAGCGGCGGTTAAGATCGATTCCAGCATGGTTAAGTCTGTGCTTTCAAAACTCAATGCTGACATCTGAAGAAAAACAGATTATCAGTGCGGCATTAAAAGAAGATCACCTTTTCTTCGCCCGCTACTTTTTCAGAATCCGTGAGGGTGTTAAGTTTCGCCTAAACTGGCACCACAAAGCAATTGCAGACGCTTTGCAGTTGGTGATTGATGGCAAGATCAAGCGACTAATCATCAATGTGCCTCCAGGTAGCTCAAAAACAGAGCTGGCGGTGATTAACTTTATCGCTCGTGGCTTGGCACTTAATCCCCGCGCTAGGTTCTTGCACCTGTCGTATTCGAGCGAGTTGGCAGAGCTTAATTCGGCCAAGGCTAAAGAACTTATATGTTCGGCTGAATATCAAGAGCTTTTCCCATTGCCGATTAAGTCAGACTCTAACGCCCGTGGCCGGTGGAACGTGGTTAGTGATGATGGCGTGTCTATTGGTGGATGCTATGCAACTTCAACGCTCGGTCAGGTGACTGGTTTTCGTGCTGGACATATGGCGTCAGGGTTTCAAGGGGCAATAATCATAGACGACCCCCTGAAGCCCGCAGATAGCCTTTCTAAGACTAAACGTGATGCCGTCAACAATGCATTCATTAACACGGTGCAAAGCCGCAAGGCGTCACCTGATACGCCTATCATCGTAATCATGCAGCGCCTGGCAGACGAAGACTTGACCGGGTTTCTCACTGGTGGTGGCGATGGACACGAGTGGACTCACATCAAGATACCTGCCATTGGGCCAACCGGTGAGAGTTATTGGCCTGAGAAAGAGCCATTGGAAAGCCTGTTGCAGCTAAAGGAAAAAGGCAATTTCACGTTTGAGGGTCAGTACCAACAAGAGCCTTACGTGCTTGGTGGTGAGTTGCTTCGTGGCGAGTGGTTCGGACGGTATAGCGCATTGCCTGACTGGCGTGAATTCTCTCGTCGCGCCGTGTTCGCTGACACCGCTATGAAAACAGGGGAGCAAAACGACTACACGGTTTTTTTAGACGCTGTATTGCTTCGCACTGGCAAGATATTGATTCTAAATGTGTGGCGTAAAAAGGTTGATGCCGTTGGCCTGTTGGCTATGGCCAAAGACATTTGGGCGAGCGTATCGGTTAACAATGGTGGCCAGGCATTGCCTCCAGCGTCGGCGCTTTACATCGAGGATAAGGCCAGCGGTACGGGGTTGATTCAGCAGCTACAGCAGAGCAATCAGTTCGTGCCTGTTATAGCTGTGCAACGTACAAAAGACAAGCTAACCCGCGTTATGGAAGTGCAGCCACGGATCCAAGCGGGTGCTGTGCTATTGCCAGATTACGCACCGTGGGTGGTTGATTTTGTTAGTGAGTGTGAGGCTTTTACAGCCAATGACAGCCATAAAAATGATGACCAGATAGACCCGTTGATTGACGCTGTAAACACGTTTCTCGCTGGGACGAGCTGGTCCGTCTGGTCGTAAAAAAAGCCCCGAAGGGCTTTGTTTATTGTCCGGTGGCTTTGGCGATGGCGGTGCGGGCTTCGTCCCATCTATTGTCAGGCCATCCGTCACCACGGCATCCGAATTCTTTTTCTAACTTTTGCAAAGCATCAAACATATCAAGTGACGCAGCCATTATGCAAGAATTTGCCTTGCCTTCGGTAGTTGCGCTGGCATTGATTGATGCAATATTATAGCCATTTCCTACTATCTTGCCGTGCGATACCGTCCAAGGACCTTTGGTATAACTCACAAAAAACCCCACGACTCAGGCTTAACATCGATCGTAGTCCATCCATCCTCGATCAACTGTTGCGCCAACATTCGATTGGCAGCAAAGATGAAGTAAAAGTTAGCCAGTCCGAAGGTGAAGAAACTCACCGCCGCTAGGCCGTATTGCTTGCGAATAAGCAGGGCCAAAGCCCCAAAGAAAAAGATCGTCCAGCTAAAGCCAACTTTTACTTCTTTAGTCAGGCCGTTTTTGTTGAATTTGATTTTCATGGTTTTCCTTTAAATGCCCCGTAGGGCGGTTGATTTACAAACCTTGTTTTGCGCGAAGTGCATCGTACAAGTCGCCAGCCATTTTGATGTAAGCGCCTTCACCAAGTACGCTATCAAACGCTGATTTCAATTCCATTCCATTAGCCATAGCTGCGAGAATCTTTGCGCTGATGATTTGGTCTTTGTTCATTTAGTGCCTTTCGTTGTTGATGTGTCAATTGTAGCGCAAACAATCGCACTTTTCTCACTTTCCCTATTTATTTTGCAAATATAGGGAAAACCCCTAGAATTAGCCCATGACTAAACCAAGTAACAACATGGCATACCAACCACATCAGAAGCGCGTAATCGACGAATACGACGAGCTGTATAAAAAGACTGTAGCCATTGGCTTATTCATGGGGACGAAGATGTTTCTGAGCCTAGACGCGAGCGAGATGTCGCGCCTAAATAAGCAGTGGCAGCTAATGCAGCAATATGGATTGGTGCTTAGTGAGCGTATCGAGGCATTCACGAAATGACTAAACCAACTGGAAAACCCGTAGGACGACCACGTAAAGACTCTATTCAGCGTCTTGACGGCCCCTATATGAACGTAATCAGCGCCCTTGGCTCTAGCCGTGACAGTGGCGGATATACCAAAGCATCTCCCGTGCGCTACTTTACCGAGCTAGAGCTGACAGACCTCTACATTGGAGATGGCTTCGCAAGGCGCATTGTGGACGTTACAGCCACTGATATGACGCGGTCCGGGTTTTGTATTGAGGTCGAGGGCGAGGATGAATCAGAGGAAGAATCAGCCTATGCGCCAGTGATGGCCCGTCTTGAAGAATTGCACGCCGACGAGCGATTGACAGACGCACTCAAACTAGAGGCTATCTTTGGTGGCTCTATGATCGTCATGGGGGTTAAGGATGGCGGCGACTTGGCAGAGCCATTGAACGACCGTGCCGTGCAAGACATCGAGTTCCTGCGCGTGTATGACCGTTACCATGTAAGCCGTATGGAAAAGTACACAGACCCGGCTGACGTGCGATATGGCCAGACTAAGACATATCTAGTTAGCCCGTCTAACGCCACGCCTTACACCGTGCATGAGTCGCGTTGTTTGATTTTCAAAGGCGAGTTTGTGCCTGAAAGTATGCGCGACCTACAAGACGGTTGGGGCGTGTCTGCGCTGGCGAAGTGCTGGTATCAGTTGCAACGCCTTGGAGTGAGTCACCAATGGGCCGAGAAGCTCTTAGAAAAGTCTCAGCAAGCCGTGGCTAAGTTCAGCGGGTTGTCGCAGCAGCTTATGGCACCAGGCGGACAGCAAGCGGTGATTAACCGGCTCAATATGCTGGACATGAGCCGGAATGCTATCAACTCGATAGCAATTGACGCACTAGACGAATACACAATCACATCTAACAGCTTCACCGGCTTGCCTGACCTGCTAGACCGCTTCGCACAGGCTTTAAGCGCGGTTACAGGGATGCCGAAGACGCTGTTAATGGGCGAGCAGGCCAAAGGTTTAAATAACTCTCAGTCTGGAGACTTGCAGAACTGGTATTCTGTTATTGAGCAAAAACAACGCACGCAACTATTGCAGCCTATTGACCGCTTGGTTACTTTGCTTTCCATTGCCAAAGGTTTGCCAGACCAAAATTACCTGATCGAGTTTGAAGGCTTGGACATTCCAGACGAAAAGACTGAGGCAGAGACTGAAAAGCTAGAAGCCGAAAAAGACAAGATCAAGGCTGACACTGCCGCCGTGTATGTGACATCCGGTGCGCTTGACCCGTCAGAGCTTCGCCAGACGCTGATAGAGGATGGTAAATACATCATGGATGCGTCTATTCAGATAGTGCAGGCGGAAGACGACGGGATGCCAGCTTGAAGACTGCTATTCTGAATCCGCCCGATCAAAGTGAACGGGAATATCAAAGATTATTGCAGTGGTACGTTAGACAGATCGTAGCTAGCACTAGGCGCATCGTCATGCCTAGGCTGCCAAGCATATTAAAACAGGCTAATACAGAGCTTACGCAAGACGGGTATGCAGAGGACTTGGACGTGCTGTTGTCGATGCTATTAGACGCCATCCTGTTTGATGGCCGCGTCGTTGAGTCGCGTTTGCCGGGTATGTTTGCGCTATTGGCTAAGACCAATGACAGGGCGTTGATTATGGCGGTTAAGGCATCCACGAGGGTTACATTGCCTGAAGCTAGTATGCGCGGTAAATCACTGCTAGGCGTGAACGTGTATGGCGAAGAAAAGTGGCTTGCTGATATGCAGCGCGCGTGGGTTAAACAGAATGTGTCGCTTGTTAAGTCAATTGGTTCTCAGTATCACGGCCAGCTTGAAACCATAATCCGGCAAGGCGTGCTGAATGGTAGCTCTGTAAAGCAAGTATCAGACCAGATACAAAAACAGTTTGGCGTTACAAAGAATAGGTCCACGCTTATTGCTCAAGATCAGATACTTGGTGCGAATGCTCGTTTAACCCAGATTCGCGCAGAATCCATCGGGGTTGAAAAATACGAATGGGCCACCGTGGGTGATAGCCGTGTTCGTCCTGAGCATGTAGAGTTAAATGGAAAACTGTTTAGCTGGGATAAGCCGCCAAGTGTAGGTCATCCGGGTACGCCGATAAGGTGTAGGTGCCGAGCTGCACTTGTGCTGCCTGAGTTCTAACAATGTATAACAATGTCTAACTGGTTCTAAGGTGTTTTGGTTAGAACTGGTTAGATGTTGTTAGAACTTTTTATAGTGCTGGCCTGTCATTGCAATATGGGCTGTATTCACCATCGCCATATTCATTAAGATAGTCAGCGCATTCATGGTGCATCTTATTTGTAAACCAAGAATCATCGACAGACTTCCACGTGTTGTAACTTTCGCCTTTATTGATTGGCTCGCTGCAATATGTGCAATTGTGTTTTTTATTTGCAATACGATTTACAGGTTCAGTGCAAAACATTATTAACTCCCATCCCTAGCCAACAACAGAGACTCAATAGCCACGCCGGATAATTGAATCTCAAGCGCCCGCCATAGGATAGCCGTCGCGCTGGCGCTGTAGTCCATTGGCAATACGCCGTCCATGTCGGCTAAGCACTGGTGAGCGCAGCCAATGACGGCGTGAGCGGCTAGGGTTTCTTGGTTATTTGTCATTTGCTAACTATGCCACGAATAAAAACAAAGTCTATTAGGGTTTTCACCGATTGACATTGCATAAATTTGCATTAGGTTTTGCGATATGATATAAACTCAATATGACCGTTCAAAGATACGATTTTGCTCAATTGAAAGCCACCAAAACCGATGAAGGGTTTTTGGTGGACACGCCTATCGTCGGGCGCGTTGGCATTCAGACGTACATGAATTCGGATGGCACGACTCGAAAAGAGTACCGCCCGGCTGAAGAGGTGTTCCACCCTGACGCCCTTGCGAGCATGGTGGGTAAGCCTATCACTGACGCTCACCCCAATGGCAAGGTGACGGCGGCTAACTTCAAGAAGCTGACCATTGGAACCATCCTAGGTGCTGGCAAACAGGACGGCGATAACGTCCGCGTGGACATCATAATCCAAGACGCTGAAGCCATCATCAAGGCTGAAAAAGGCGGCGTGCGTGAGTTGTCGCTTGGCTATACGGTTGACTTGGACGAAACACCGGGTGAATACAACGGTGAAAAATATGATGTTATTCAGCGTAATTTGAAGATCAATCATTTGGCGCTCGTGCCGAAGGGTCGCGCAGGTAATGCGCGGCTTAATCTTGACCGCTTTGATGCGGTCGCTTTCACGGAGGACGTAATGTCTGACAAACTTGGCCGCGTGCGGCTTGATTCGGGCATCGAATATGATGCCGCCCCCGAGGTAGTGCACGCGCTGGACAAGTTGCGTGATGATGCCTTGAATTTCAAAACCCAGTCCGAAGCTCAAAAAGCTGAAGCCGAAAAGCTAGCCGGTGAGCGTGATACGCTGAAGGCCCGCGTGGATGGCTTTGCCGCTGAGTTGGCTAAGGTAAAAACTGACGCGCTGGAATCTGCCCGCGCAGAGATCAAAGCACGCGCTGAGTTGGATAAAGCTGCTGAAGGCTTCAGGGTTGATTGCGCTGGCAAGTCTGACCGTGAAGTTAAAGAAGCCGTGATTAAGGCTGTTCGCGCTGACGCTGACCTGACTGGCAAGTCTGACGAATACGTGAATGCGGCTTTTGATATGTCTGTCAATGAAGGCCGATACGGCTATGCAGGGGCAGCGGATGCAAGCCATGAATAACGACGGCGCTGGCGTGGCTAAAACGTCCGCTCAAAAGTACGTCGAATACAAACAATCTCTTTCCAAGAAAGGCGCTTAATCATGTCGCAAACTACTGTTACTCAATATGGCGCTGTAGCCTTCAAGGGTATGCTCGATGGCATTGGCTCGCATCAAGTGCGTTCTTATGCTGCCGAAGAAGTTATCCCAATGGCTTACCCGGTCAAGCTGGGAACTGATGCAGCCAAGCAAGTGCTTAAAACCACTTCTGGCGCTTTGGCTGTTGGCTTCGCTTTGCACGATCATGCCCGTGACCAAAACGGTTCCGGCGTTGTGCAGTATGGCCTGAAAGAAACCGTGTCCGTGCTGACTCAAGGTCGCTTCTGGGTTATGACCTCTGACGCCGTTGTTGCTGGCTCGCTGGCTAATCTGACCGTTGCTGACGGCACGTTGACCGATGCAGCCGTTACCACTGGTATCGAGGCATTCACCCAGTTTAACGCCCGTTTTGTAACCGCTACGACCGCCGCCGGTCTGGCAATTGTGGAGATCAAATAATCATGCCTAACAAAAACATGAACTACGACGCAAACGACCTTCGCGCCATTGAGGCTTCGGGCCGATTCGACGCAAACGAGAGTTTGTTTTTCAGTCGCCAGCTTGAGTCGATTAAGGCTCAGTCTTACGATGTCAAGCGTGCCAAGCTGAATGCACTTGAAATCTTCCCGGTTTCCACTTCCACACCAGAAGGCGCGACGACCATTACCTACCGCCAGTACGATTCCGTTGGCGTTGCCAAGATCATCGCGAATTACGCGACAGATTTGCCACGCGCCGATGTGTCTGGTAAAGAGTTCACCAGTCCCATTCGCGGCATTGGTATCGCATATGGCTACAGCGTTCAAGAGATCCGTTCTGCTCAGTTCGCTGGCGTTTCGCTGTCTGAAAAGAAAATGCGTGCAGCCCAACGCGCCCACGAAGAAATGATCAATCGTTTGGCTTGGGGTGGCGACACCGAGAATGGCTTGCCTGGTTTCATGACCAATGCAAACATTCCAGCTTACACCGTTCCCGCTGACGGTACGTCTTCGAGCAAGTTGTGGACTGCAAAAAGCGCTGACAAGATCGTGCGAGACATCAATGGCGTGATCAATCAAGTGACTACCCAGTCAAAAGGCATTCACCGTGCCAACATGGTTTTGATGCCTTTGGAGCAGTACACACTGATCGCCAGCACTCAAAACAGTACGGCTTCGGACACTACCATTCTGCAATTCGTGACCTTGAATAACCCAGGTGTGACCTTCAAGCCAGTCATTGAGTTGGATGCTTTCGGTGGTGGTCTGGATCGTATTGTTGCCGGTGAGTTTTCCATCGACAATATGCAGCTCGAGATTCCAATGAGCTTCAAGCAGTATTCGCCGCAGGTTAACGGCTTGGAATATGTGATTCCGTGTGAGAGCCGTTTTGGGGGTGTCATTGTTGAGTACCCGTTAGCATTTGCGATTGGCGACAGTTGCTGATATTGTGTAATCAATAAAAGGGAGCTTAGGCTCCCTTTTTTATGCAAGTTTCCAAGTGAATTTATATGCTGAATTTAGTTTTCCAGAGCATGCACTTGATATGTTTGATGGAAGAGCACTTAAACATCCGTTTGATATTAACCATCTAGCAGCATCTGCACCAGATTGGAAAACAACTCCAGTTTCAACGCATAAAACAGGTTTTGCAAGTTTATGATTTACACCTGTAATTTCAGGACGTTTTTTTCCTTTGCATCTAATTGATGTAGCGTCTTTGTTTTTCTGTTTGTGAGTTGGATTTCTTTCGCCCATCATCCATAAAGAATTTCTACCTTTCAGAGCGGCTGAAACTTTTGCTTTTGATTCTGCTGTTTTCATGTGGTTTCTGTCGCCACAAGTCCAAGGAGTTTTCATTCCTTTTTTGGAGTCAGAAAGTTTCTTTTTTGATTCTTCTCTCCAAACTCTACCGCTGCATCCTTCACCGCCATGAGTTTGATTGCACAAATTGTCAAATCCATAAAACTCTATTAATTGAATTTCACGCTCCATTGAGTACCAATCTTGGTATCCAGATTCGACAATTTCAACAATTAGTCCGTGCTTATCAACTATTCGTTTCCAGTGTTCATTGCGCTTTGACGCTTTTTGCCAAGCCCTATTAGCCGTGCCTTTCCCAACATAGAAAACGATGCCATCAGTCGCCCGGCGGTGAACGTAAACGTAAAAATCTCGTGTAGAATTCGAATCAGCCATTTTGTATACCTTCCTGTATAACTTGGTTAGAAGCCCCGTATAGATTGCCGTCTTACGGGGTTTTCGTTATTATACACCTATGTCATTTTCACTGTTAAAATGCACGAAATTACAAGGAGTTGAATAATGAAATTGAAAAACGTATCGGCCAGAGCTTATGGCCTTATGGGTAAGATTTATGCGCCACTTGAAACATTTGAATTGACTGAAAAAGTCGCCATCGATAGCATTCAACCGGCTATTGACTCTGGCGACATGGTAATCATCACCCCCGCCGAAAAAGAATCCGAAGATTCACCCTCCGCCCGTCGTGGCCGTCCTGCTAAACAAAAAGAGGCTGAATAATGGCTATTAATCGTGACGTTTTCATGGCCGAGCTTGTTAAGCGCGGTATTGTAAAAGATACTGATGCTGACGGTGAGCCTTCGCTTAGCGAGCAATTGGATGGGCTGGGGGTTGTTAAGGCGGTTACTAATCCTGTCACCGGGGGGGTTGAAATTTCCAGCAATGGAGTGCCACTTATTATAATTGGCAGCACAGCTCCGTCGAATGATGACGGCCGCCCTGATGGAACCGTCTATATCCAGAAAGCCTAATCATGACCGTCAGTTCAAAGTCAGATGGTACGTATTCGGTTGTCGTAGGTGTCAGCTCAAAAAATACGGGTACTTACACCGCAGTTGCCGGAGTGTTTGCCAAGGTATCGGGGCTATATAAAAATATCCTGAACACACTTCTTCCTGTGGATGGGGTCGCCTACTTCTTCGGCACGCGCAATGTAACCCCAGTAGGAATGTTTAGCACCAGCACACAGCAGTATCAGGTATCCCGACCGTATTGGGGAAAGGTCACCTACCCAGCATACGATTTTCAGATCGAATTGCCAAATTTTTATACGGCGACAAGCGCAGCAAACGACTCGCTGACACAAAATGCGATCAACATCCAAGGCTGGTCAATAGGGTATTCAGAAACAAACAACCCGACCACCGCCACTTGGGTGCGCGGAAAGATTGCCGGGGTAGATACGGCGCGGATTGATCCATCAGTGGTGACAACGCTGGCAGGGATTCTAACCGACCCCTTGATTACTCAAGGCACAGTGATGCAGGACGCATCTGATGCAAAACCATACTACATTTGGTTTGCAGTAGCCTATAGCACAGATTTAGCAAGCCAAACGATCCCTGCAGTTTTACTACTTGGCCCCAATACCGGCGATGGAATGTTCTACAGCGCATTGAACAATATAACTGCAAATTTGACAAATGGCGTGGCAAGTACGGTTACTAACAACACTACCGCGTACGGCCCAGCATTTGCGGTTTGCAAAGGTCAAAACCTAGCAGTTACTCCGAAGCCTGTTGTGCTTGAAATTGGGGATTCAATTGGTTACGGTCAGAATGAGAATGCATACACGATGACAGAAGGCACTAGGGGATATATACCGCTTGGCCTTAAGGCTGCTGGCTGGTCTTGCAATAACATTGCAGTATTCGGGACTAGTCCAGATCAATGGGTAACAAATGGGCGTAATGCAGCGTCCGGTAGACTGAATGCTGTTGCTCTGGTTGCCGCGTCTCAAGGAGGATGCCAACCATTCACGATAATTGTCAGTGAACACGGCATCAATAGTGCTAGCACTTCTGGGTGGACTACGGCAAGCGGATTCTTGACGGGTATGACTTCATACTATGGAGTAATCCGCACAGAGTACCCCGATATGAAGATTGCCCAAACGCAAATTCTTGCGCGACCATCCAGCACATCCGATCTGTGCGTAACGCTGTCGAATCAAGCAGCAAGCACGCGCTTCATAGGAAGCGGCTCTATCAAGACGTTTAATGATGGCCTTGTAACAAATTTGAATGGCGACATTGTTGACTACTTCATACCAACGCAAGCGGCTTGGGAAGATGTGGCAAACCTTGGGAAGATTCGTGTAAGCGCATGGTCTACGACTGTTGCAGCGACTTACATCGCAAACGCGGTTACTATAATCATCGTGGGTGCTGCACCTGAAGGCGCTATGTTGGTAGTCGGGGGGCAAGCGCGTGGCGTTCGATCACAGGTTGACGTTGGTGGTGGTAATTTCACCATCACTCTGTTATCAGGCTTTACATCCGGCGCATCCATTGGTGCAACAGTAAATGAAACCTATAGCCAAGATGCACTGCACCCTGAGCATTATGCACACAAGTATTTCTTGGCTCCTGTTGTAAATACGTGGGCAAATGCGACTAGCCAATAAATCTAATCCCATCAGCACAAAGCAAAGAAAGCCGCATAAAAACGGCTTTCATTTACAATTGAATATAACCAACTTTGATATTTATGATTACTTCGCTTGAATACTTTAGATTAATAGCTCCTGAGTTTGCAAGCGAATCAGAATTAACGGTTGGCTTGTATCTCGATATGGCTGCATCATTTGTGAATTCGGCGGCTTATGTGAATCCAGAATTGGCAACCGCTTATCAGGCTGCATCGCTAATGCTGGAATCAAAGAACAGCGCAAGTGGCGTAACTGGTGGCGCTTTGATTCGTGAGAAAGAGGGCGATTTAGAGCGCCAATATTCAGCACCAAAGACAGGCGCAGCTACTGACATTTATATGGCTCAATTGCTGCGTTTAGGCGCTGCTACTGGGATTGGTGGGTGCGCTGTGCTTACCCGTATGTTTGACGTTATTGCGCCTATCTAATGGCCGTTAAATACGTCATGGATAGGGACTTAGGCATGCGTAAAATCATGGCTGAGTTTCGCAATGCAAATAAGGCTGAATTGATTGTTGGAGTTCTTGAGGGCTCAAAAAACGCAGAAGGTTTTAACATCGCTGAATATGCTGCTGCCAATGAATATGGAACTGATAAAATACCATCAAGGCCATTCATGCGAACGGCATTTGACGAAAACAAACAGGGTTATATCAGGTACATGGAAAAGATCGTAAAGCAAATGGGGCAGTTAGCATTTGCGAGAATGGTTACTACGCTTGGGTTAAAGGCTGAACAGGATATTCAGAAAACCATTACGGGGCGTGACTTTTTGCCTAAGCTGGCAGATAGTACGATCAAGGCCAAGAAGGGCAGCTCCAAAACTTTGGTTGACACGGGCGCTATGGTTAATTCGATTAAACACCTAATCCGCAAATGAGCTTTCGTAAACCATTCGATGTACTGCACGAAGCCTCTGGCGCCTATGTCAGCGGTGTATTCGTGCCTGGCGTGCGTAGCTCTGTGCCAATCATGGCTAGCATTCAACCAGCCACCGAGCAAGACCTGATTACAGCCCCAGAAGGCCGTCGCATTAGCGACATGATCAAAGTCTATACCGACACGCCATTACAGGAAGGCGGCGAGGCTACGGGCCTACAGCCTGACCTGATCGTATGGCGCGGGTATGCCTATGAGGTTAGCTCTATTTCAGTGCGTCAAATGGGCGTTATTTCACATTTCAAAGTCTATGCTACCCGTCGCATGGCAGCGCCAGCGGGTTACGCGGCTGCATGGGTAGCAGGTACACTTACAAGAGGTTAACAATGTCATCAAATATTAATGTCGCCATCCCTCCTTTGGGTAGTCCCACGACTTCAGGCGTTCGCGCTAACTTCGCGGCTGCAAAGACAGAGATTGAAGAGTTGCAAGCTGCTCACGTTTTTAGGTTGGCATATAGAAATGAAACCGTTGAGGGTTTTCAGCAGTGCGCAACGTCTGACACTGCGCAGGTTATCACGTTCAATACAGAGGTATTTAATCACCCTTCCGGCGCGTTTACGTGGGACTCTGTGAATAGTGAGATTGTGA